GCCCCTGCCCCTGCCCCTGCCGCCCCTGCCGCTGACCCTTTCGCCCCCATCCCAAGATCGGAGTGGATAGCACCGTCTGATCCGTATTGGTCGCAGTTTACTCAAGCGGGCGAATTTGGCGCAGAGAATCCCTACGGCAGCACGATTGCCGGCCTTAAGGATGTCGGTAACTGGCAAAGCGTCGCCCGTCAGCTTGGCTATCAAGGGCCGTTTGAGACGCAAGTTTACGCCACCCATGAAGGCGGCTACGATGTAGTTCCCGCGCCTGAATTCCTGCAGTTCATTGAGCAAAAGAAAGCCGAAGGCTACGATTTCGTTACCAAAGGCGAACAGATCGACAGAGATCGGCAGACCATCGGGCTAAGGACGCCAACCGGTGAGGTGGTCAACCAAACGCCGGTCGAAGTCAGCGGCTTTGGGGATTTCTTCAAGGAATTCGTCCTGCCGGCAGTCGCAGCGTACGGCACGGTAAATTTCCTCGGACCTCGCCTGGAAGGCTTGACAAGTTCGCTGGGGGGCGCTGGCCCGATGGCAGCACCTGCGGCGCCCGCAATGGGCAGTCTGCCACCACCGTTGTCGCCGGGAATTCAAGAATTGATTCTCTCTGAAACCTTGCCCGCGTCGGCTGCGGCGCCAATTTTTGATTTTGGCGGTAATGCAATTGATCCATTCACAAGTGAGATTCTTTCTCCTGGCGGGTTACCACCGACAACAGTGTACCCAGAGTCGGTACTCGACATGCCGCCACCTCCTACGTCGTCCATTGGCGATGCAAGCACCGGAGGTATGGAGCTTGGAGAAGGGGTAAAGTCGGGCGTCCCGGAATGGGACAAGGCCATGTTCAAGGCGCAACTGCCTAGCTGGCTGCCCGGGGTGGCGAAAGAGGCCATCGGTATTGGCAAAGACGTTCTCTCGTCCCGTGCGGGCCTTGCGGGGCTCGGCGCTCTGCTGTCCTACTTCGACAAACAGCCTCCTCGTGGGGGTGGCTACACAGGCGTCGCGGCGGCGCCAAGACCTACCACCCGCACCATGGTGCAGGGTGCCTACGGCCCCATCGCTCGGTACGCAGCCAACGGCGGGCTCATGCAAGCCTACGCCCAAGGTGGTGTCGTCACGGGTACCCATCAGCGTCCGATGCAGATGGAGGACGGCGGTTTCGTGATGACCAAGAAGGCTGTGGACGGTGCGGGAGGCCCGCGTGGAATCGCCCAACTTCTCCCCCAATCCAAGCTGATCCGGGGCCCGGGAACTGGCACAAGCGACGACATCCCTGCGACAATCGAAGGGAGCACCCCGGCCAGGGTCTCCAATGGTGAGATGTACGTGCCCCGTGCCCAGGTCAAGCAAGCGGGCGGAGCCCCGGCGCTCTACGCCCTGATGAACAAGCTCCAGAGGAGAGCGTGATGGCTACAAGTATGCCGACATATGTCCCTCCCCCAAGCCCTCCAGGCAGCTATGCTCCGCCAGTAAGTACTGATGGACAGTGGTTATATAGCGGGGGGCAATGGTGGCCGAACAGCACCGTATCTGTCGCCAATACTGCGGGTACGGGCACCACAAACACCAACACCGGCACCGGCACTGGCGCCGCCACCACGGGCGCTGCCGCCACCGGCATCGACCCCTCCCAATCCACCCTCTCCGCGAACTTCGGCCCCTATGTGCAGGACATGTTGTCCAAGGGGTGGGGTGCTGCGAATCTGCCCTACCAGGAGTTCACCGGGCAGCGCTTTGCGGGCACTGCGCCCCTTCAGCAGCAAGCCTTTACGGGCTACCAGAATCTGCAGATGCCGCAGCAGTTCGGTATTGCCAGCAACATGATGGCGGATGCAGGCATGCGGGCCGCTGGTATGGGCTACATGCCCTCGACCTTCGGCAACTTCTTCCAAGGCATCGGTGCCTACCAACCGGGGGCTTTCAACGCGGGGTTCGGCTACCAAGCCGGCCCTGCTACGCAGTTTGGTAACCAGTTCCAAGCACCGCAAGGATACCGGCCCTCTACGGACTTCACGGCAGGTATTGGGCAAGGGCAGTACCAAGGTGCGCAGTTCACGCCGGGGTTCAGCTATCAGCCGAGGCAGATCACCACGGGTCTTGGTCCCGTAGGCTCGGTGCAAGACTACATGAGTCCGTACCAGTCGGCGGTCTCGGACATCGAAGCCCGGGAAGCCACTCGTCAGGCCGACATCGCTCGTCAGGGGCGCGGCGCTCGCTTCGCTCAGGCAGGGGCCTTCGGCGGCGCACGGCAGGCCATCGAGGAGGCGGAAGCCCAGCGCAATCTCGCCACGCAGATCGGGGACATCAGGGCCCGGGGCCTGCAAGGGGCGTACGACCGGGCGCTTCAGCAACGCGCTCAGGAAGCGCAGCTTGGCATGACGGCTCAGGAAGCCACGGAACGCGCACGCCAGTTTGGCGCGGAACGCGGGGCGCAGTTTGGCATGGAGGCACAAAAGGCTGGAGAACTGTCGCGGCAGTTCGGGGCGCAGTTCGGCCAGCAAGGGCTTGGGCAACTGCTGGAGGCGCGTAGAGCGCAGGAGCAGTCTCAACAGTTCGCTGCGCAGCAGGGCATGACCGCCGCCCAACTGCAGGCCCAATACGGGCTATCCTCTCAGCAGGCACAAGAAGCTGCACGCCAGTTCAACGCAGGGCAGACGCTCTCTGCGGCGCAGCTTCAAGCGCAGTTCGGCATGGACGCGCAGAAGGCCACGGAGTTGTCCAGGCAGTTCGCTGCCCAGCAGGCGCTGCAGCAGGCGCAGGAGTTCGCACGCTACGGCCTTGCCGGGGCTCAACAGACGGAAGCCTCTCGCCAGTTCGGCGCTCAGTACGGCTTGGACGCGCTTAGGCAGCAGCTTGCCGCCGCGCAGGGCCTGGGGGCGCTGGCACCGCAGATCGCTTCCACTGAGAGGCAGAATCTGGCGGATGTTCTGAGGGCGGGAGAAGTTCAGCGAGGTATCGCGCAGCAGCCGCTAGACTTCGGCTATCAGCAGTTCCAAGAGTCCATGAAGTACCCCTACCAACAGGCTACGTTCATGCAGAGCCTCCTCCAAGGCCTTCCGCTTGAAGCGCCGAAGTACGAGACCGGTGCATCTGATGTGGCTCGGATCATCTCTGGTGGTCTGCTTGGCGGTGGTCTCTACGACCTCCTCTTTGGGAAGAAAGATTGATCATGCTGAATCCTGGACAAGCTGAACCCGGTGGTCTCGGGAACCTCATCGCGCAGCAGTCTTCGCAAGGAGCAGCGCCCACGGGGATCAATCCCATGACGCCAATGCTGTCCCAACTGCCGATCCCGCAGTTGATGGCGGAGCTTCTCAATCCAAACTCCACGACGCCCAAGTTTGCTGTTCTGTCAGCGATCCAGAAGGCACAAGAGCGCATGCGGATGTCTCAAGCCGCGCAGGGCATGGCCGCACAGCAGGCCGTCGCGCAACAGCCGGGTACGGTGGCGCAAGAGATCCTGGCTGCAGGGATCGGGTCTCAACCGTACGAGTTCGCTGGTGGTGGCTTGGTGGCATTCGCGGACGGTGGGATGACGGCGGAGGAGCCGCCCCTGACGATGGGGAACATCGAAGCTGTTGGCCTGAGTGACCAGATGGCGTTTGGGGTGAGCCCGGAGTTTGGGTTAAGTGAGCCGGTAGAGACGAGTGAATTTTTCCTTTCTAGGATCATCCGTGAAGCTAGGGAACGGAAGCAGCGGGAAGAAGAAGCACGTCGGGAAGAATGGCTGCGGAGGGAATCGCCTGTAGCAGTTGAAAGACGAGACGCTCCACCTAGACCTGCCACCGCCTTTGAACGTCCGCCATATGAACAGCGTGGGGTCGTTCCTGCTCCGCGTCCCGCTTCCGCTGCAAGTACTGCTCGCCCCGGTACTGCTCGCCCTGGTGCTGGCCGTACTGGTACTCCGCCCCCTGCGGCTGCTACCCCCGATGACATCGCTCAGTACACCACAGCCGCTGAGTCCGCGATTGGGAGCATGATGGGGCGTGGTGTCCCCAGCGCTGAAGAGCTTGAACTCCGCAAGGCCCTGCTGGCTGCACAGGAGGCTGAACGCCTCTCCCCCATGGAGTACCAGCAACCTCGCGGGCTGACGGGCCGGGAGATGCTCCAACTGGCTTCGTTCGACCCGACCAAGGGTCGATGGGTGCAGAGCCTCGCTGAAAAGGCTGCTGGTGTCACGGGCGCCCGGGAAGCCAAGGCGGAAGAGGTCAAGAAAGCCAACCGCGAGATCGACATTGCCAACCGCAGGCTCAACACCGCCCTGGCACAACAGCGTCTGGCGTATGCTTCGAGTGATCGGAAAGCCAAGGAAGACGCGGATGTGGCGGTGGCGAATGCTCGGGTGGCTTTGCGGGAGAAGGTCATCGACTTCGGTCTCCGGTCCAGGCAGGTTGGGGCGCAGGAACGGCAAGCCAGGGCGGCGGAAGCCGCTGCGCAACAACGGGGCGAATTCGCTGGGACTAGGGCTGACGCTCAACGCGATAAACAGATCCGCGATGTGATTGCGGATGTGCAGAAGAGGATCCCAGTCCCCTCTGCGCTTACCGGCGCTGCGCGGCAGCGACTCATTGATCAGCAGATCGCTGAGGCAACTCAACAGTTGGCCCCGTTTGGCGTATCTCGTGAGCAGGTCATGCAATACTTTGGGGTCGCTGGAGTCGCGGCCCCTGCAGGTACGCAGGTGCTTCGCTTTGACGCCCAAGGGAACCCCATTCGGTGAGTTGACACATGCCGGTTCAAGCCCAACTGCACGATGGACGGATCTTGGAGTTTCCTGACGGAACCGATCCGCGGGTCATCCAAGCCACTGTAAAAAAGGTGTTGGGAGTTGCCCCCGAGACCACGTTCTTCGGGCAAGTAGGCGAAGCCTTCAAGGGCCTGATCCCTGGTGCTGTCGGTCTGGTCGAGAGCGCTGCCATCGGTGCATCCGCCCTCCTGCCGGAGGAGCAAGAGCGTGCCGCTCGGGAAGCGATTGCCAGGGTTGCTGGCGCCGCCAAGGCGCCCTTCGCCCCGGCGCCGGGGTACGAAGAGAGCATCCCGAGAAAAGTCACGGAGGCCGTAGGCTCCACGATCCCCTTCCTGTTGGCGGGGCCTCTTGGTTTGGCTGGCCGCGCAGCGGCTGTGGGTCTGGGCGTTGGAGCCGGCGCAGGCGAAGCGCGAACCCGGGCGGAGGCTGAGGGCGCTACTGAGGAGCAGCGGGGCACTGCAACCGCTCTGGGCACCATCCCTGGCGCCTTGGAAGTCTTCGCGCCGTTCAGGATCCTGTCTCGCATCCCCGAAGGGGAGGTGCTGACCGCAGCGGCCAAGGTCAAGCGAGTGCTCCAGGCAGCCGGCGAGGAAGCCGCACAGGAAGCCGCATCGGGCCTTGCCCAGAACATGATCGCCCGTGGGGTGTACAAACCGGAGCAGGAACTCATCGAGGGCCTTGGCGAGCAGGCTGCCTACGGCGGCGCCACCGGTGCAATCGTTCAGGGGCTGATGGACCTTGCGCTTGGGCGTCGAGCACGCGGAGCGGGTGCTGGCGCTGCGCCGGCTGAAGGTGTACCCGAAGGCCCACCCGGGGAACTGCCGGTCGAGCGACTGCGTCGTGAGCAGGCAGCCGAGATCGCTGCCAAAGCGGAAGCCAAGCGCGAACCTATCAACCGTGCCCAGACCGTCATTGACGAGACCTTGGCGCAGCCCATCACCGAGGCTTACCCGAGACTGACACAGGAGATCGAGACCCTCAAGCAGCGGCCGGAGTCCAAGGAGCGCAACGCGGCGATCCGTGAGCTTGAGGCAGAACGCGCCCGCAGGCAACGGGAAGACACCGAGCGTGCCCGCGCCGGGAAGAAGGTGGCTGAAGGGTTCCTGACGGCTGAGGAAGCCGCTGCACAGGGCGTGACGCCCCGGGAAGAGTTCGACCCCACTGAGGCACGGCGCGAGGAGATCGCCCGCCTGCGGGCGCAACGAGAAGGCTTGCTCGTCAAGGGTAAGCCCCCAGCCCCCAAGACCCCGGCGCGTCGTCGCTTCGATGAGCTTGACGCTCGTCTGGTTGAGATCGGTGGTGGGCGCTGGACGCCCACTCTGCCGCCGCCCACGGCCACGGAACCCACAACGCCTACGGTGGAAGAGCCGACCGTACGAGGGCCCGCACCCCTGCCGGATGTGCTGGACAGTGCCACTATCAGGACCATCGGTTTCACCAGGGGCAGGATCCATGACGCCTTGGTCGGCAAGTCCATCACCGACCCTGAGATTCGCACCATTCTTGAGGACGCGAAGGAGCGCACAACCAGCTCCAAAACAGCGGCTAAGATTGACGCCTTCGTTGCGCGTTTGCCTGAACCCATCACGCCCACGGTGGAGGCTGAGACTGCTGCCTCAGCACCAGAAGCTGCCTCAGCACCAGAAGCTGCCCCGGCACCAATCACGGAGACCCCAAGTGCGCCCAGTATTCCAACTGAACCAGAGCGAATTGGAGCAGGCGTTTCAGTGGCTGGCGGACCCGCTGCCGTCAGCCCCGCCGAAGGAGTTGGAGCCGCTGAGCCAGTACGAGTGGTTCCTCCTGTCGAGGATGCTGGACGCCCTGCTGCAGGAGAAGGAGAGCAGCCCGCTGCAGTGACCGAGGCCCCAGCCCCGGCACCTACTGACCTCACACCTGAGCAACGCGGGGATCTCGCTGAGGAGGTTGAGCGTATCTCTGGACGCATGTCCCAGGAGGAATACGACGCCTACGTCGAAGAGCATGTTGACGAGACCGGGAATAGGATCAAACCCGGTGCGAAGCACATCAATGCTGCGCGGGAGCTACTCAGGAAGTATGGCGCTGAGCCCTCTGTTAGCCCGAAAGTTTCTGCTGCCCCTGCTGCCCCTGCTGCCCCTGCTGCCCCTGCTACTCCGGAGGTTCCCGCCGCGCTTCCTGCTGCCGCTACCCTGGAGGTCCCCGCTCCGCCCCCCACCGCTGCTCGCGCTCCTGTTGCGTCCACTCCTACGCCGGGACCAAAATTCCCGCAAACACGGTTTGAGCTTTCAAGCCTCCCCAATTCCCGGGAAATGGACGACGCCCTTCGTGGGAAGTCGTTTATGGAGGCTATTGACTACGCAATCCTGAACGCTCGTGATGATCTTGACCGCGCTGTGCTGGTTAAGGTAAAACGTCGCGCCGAAGAAATGGCGGACGCGGAGGTGAAATTTTCATTCGCACTAACACCACCTGGGCAGTCGTTACCCGCTGCGCGGGGAAAAGCTGAGTTCAGTAGGACATTAGATGTAAGCGTAACGGTAAACGGGTACACGGGGTCTGCACGAAACACGCTTAGGCAGGAAACGCTAGTTCATGAACTGATCCACGCGGTCACCGTCGCGCAAATTAGGTTTGCGCCGCAGAGCAGTGCGGCTATGAAGCTGAAGCTGCTACACAGAGATCTCGTCCCCATATTTAGAGAACAGAATAAAGCTGGTGAGCTTAGCGACTTCCAAGAGCAACTATTCAAACGCGCACTCAAAGACCCCTATGAGCTTATAACCTATGGGCTCGTGAATGCTGACTTCCAAAACTGGCTTGCGTCTACACCTAGTCCTACTGGGGGCACTTTCCTCGGCAGGTTCTTCGACCTAATATCCCAAATTCTCAAACTGAACAAAAGGGAAGGTTCCGCACTTGCAGAGTTGATGACAATCTCCGAAGGCGTGTTCGATGAACCTCTTACCTCGTATTTTAGGCAAGCAGAATCTGCTGCGGGGATGACTCTTTCTGACGCGCTTGTCGGTGAACGCACCGAAGCCACTGCTGGTGATGCCATCGGGCGGACGCTGGGCGAGCGCAAGACCATCGGGCTGCGTGCACAAGCCACTGACTCCTTGGCCGGGGTCGAGGCTGAGATGGGCTACCTCTACAGCAACAGCATCCGCGACAACTCGGGGAACATGAACCCCGTCGTTCTGCTGTCCCAGGCGCTGGATGCTCCGCGCTTCGCCCAAGAGATGCTTCGGGTAGGCACCATCGTAGTAGACCCCAGCGGACTTTCGCGCATTACAGAACTTGACTACAACGGGCAAAAGATTTCCTTTGAGGGTGTCCTGCGCGACATAGCGGCAGAAGCCCAACGCCGAGGGCAGGCACCTGGGCAGTTTGTCAAGGAGATCGGTGAAGTCTTGGCGGGCCGTCGTGAGTACGAACTCATGAAGGACAACGATGCTCGGGAAGTGAAACTGGAGTTTTACCTCACGCCTGAGGAAGCTGAAGCAGCCAACGAGAAGTTCAGCAATGACGCTTTCATCAAAGATGTGAGCGAAAAGATGGACGCCATTCGTTTTGCTGGACTTGACTTCTTGGTAGCTACAGGGCGCATCACCAAGGACAAGGCAAAAGAGTGGAAAGAAGCCACGGCCTATACCCCTTTCAAACGCATTGAAGAACTGGACAAGTTCTATGTTTCACAGGGGCAAGGGGGTGTGTCCACCAACTTCAAGCTCGCCGCCTTCAAGCAGATGAAGGAGTTCAAAGGCTCTTCCGAACGACAGACCGAGAACCCGATCAAGAACTTCGTCGGTCTCATGGAGTGGATGACACGGGAAGGGATGAAAGCCGAGGCCGTAGGCCGAGCCCTGCGCGATCTGGAGCTTGTGGGTGCAGCCAAGTATTTGCCTCGCGGTCGAGACCAAATGCCCCAAAGTCAGAAGGGTGCAGTGGTATCGTCTTGGCAGAAAGGCCAGCAGAAGTTCTACTACGTCCCTGACCCGGCGAATCTGGCTGCTTTTGCGGGGGCCAAGTCCATGCAGATTGGCAGCTTCATGCGTGCGGCGCAGAAACTGTCCCAGGTCCTCCGTATCGGCGTCACCATTACACCGGCCTTCGCAGTCAAGCAGATTTCTGACGACATTACCCGTGGTTACGTCCATTCGGGGGTGAAGAACCCCATGGCGTTGATTCCTCGCATCCTCTCTAACATGCCGCGCAACTGGTGGAACGAGATCAAAGGTACGCGCAGTCCGGGGGTGGCAAAACTTGCGCAGCATGGGGTTGTACCAGCCTATGACACCGTGGAAGGTGGCAACGTCCGCAACATCTTCGAGGAGACAGGCATCAGCAAGCGGTCCCTGGGCCGCGCCATCCTGCGCATCCTGGAGGCGGGTGCCAAGGCATCGGATGTGTCCGTACGCCAAGCCATCTACGACCAGACCATGAAGGAGACCGGCGACGTGGCGCTGGCCGAGTCCCGCGCACGGGAGATCATCAACTTCTCACGGCGGGGCGCCTCCACTACGGCGGACTTCTTCATCCGCACGATCCCCTTCTTCAACGCCTACGCCCGGTCGATGGACAAGCTTCTCCTGGCCGCTGCTGGCGGTAAGACGGTCGGCGTTGCCACGGGTTACGCTCGCAACCTGTTCTTCAAGCGGATGGGCATCCTGACCGCCATGGGGCTCAGCTACGCCCTGCTGATGTCCGACGATGAGGAGTACCAGAACCTGCCTGACCATGTGCGGGACCGCAACTGGGTCCTGCCCTACGGCAAGGAGCTTGGCTTCACACCGGTCATCCCTGTGCCGCCTGAACTGTCGTTCTTCTTCAAGGCTATCCCTGAACGGGTGGTGCAGTACTACAAGCTCCAGGGGACCCCCGAAGAGCGCGATGCCCTCAGGGTGGCGCGGGAGTTGATGCTGTCGGGCGTGGACATCTTCTGGGCGCCGAACCTGACGCCTCAGCTTGTGAAGCCGTTCCTTGAGAACATGATGAACCACTCGTTCTTCCTGGGCCGGCCTCTGGAGTCGCAATCCCAACTGCGGCTGGACCCCTCGCAGCGCTTCGGCACCGGCACCTCGGAAGCCGTCAAAGCATCGGCGGAAGCTCTGGCCCAGCTTGGCATTGAGCTTTCCCCCATCAAGATCGAGAACGCGATCCGGGGTGTGCTGGGCATGTCGGCGGGGGTGGCGCTGTCTGTGGCTGATGTGATGGTCAACCCGACGCGGACAGATCGTCCACTGCACCAGCACTTGGCTGCTCAGCTTACCGGTGCCAGTGCCTTCATGAAGGATCCTGTGGGTACTCGGTTCCTGGATGACATGTACGACTTCGAGGACAAAGTTACTCAGGCGTACAACACCTACAACCGACTGGTGCAGACTGCACCGGAAAAGGCCGACGCATACCTGCTTGAGAACTACGGTAGATACAGCGTTTACGAAGCCACCAAGGCGGTGATGGAGAGCATCCGGGACTTGAACCGCGAAGCGCAGGTTGTTGACCGTGCGAAGGACATCCCGCCTGACGAGCGCCGCCAGATCATGAACACCTTGCGTGCGCAGCAGAACGAGCTTGCGCAGATCAGCTACGCCCTGCGCCGGCAGGCGCAGATCAACCAAGCGGAGATCGACCTCCGGTGAAAAAATGCCCCCGAGGAGCAAGCTCAACCCGGGGGCCAACTAGGAGGGAGACACCGGCCCAACATGCGGCCAGCGGGTGGACTATACCTCACGCCAGACGCGGATGCCAAGCAAGCCGCTCTCGATCCTCTCAGCCCATGCGGTCTTCCAGCCCATGCGGCTGTAGCGCCCTGACATCACCGACCCCATGGAGCGTGCGTCCAGGCACGGCACGAAGAAGGACTGCCCGGGCTCCAGCCACTGCGGCAAGCGGTACTGAACGCCCCGGATGGTGACGACCTCAGGCAGTTCGTGCGGGAGGCGACGATCCATCGAGGTCATCGAGGTTCAGCAGGGACCGAGCGTTGGGGAACTCCAGCACATCAACCGCCCCCAGGTCAGTGCGCCACCCAGCGCCCATGCGCTTCTTCGTGACGTTGACGACGCCTCCGGTTTCCTGGTTGAACAGGACGCCGATCTCCCGGGCGTTGATGAAGTTGACCGAACACCACTTCGTGAACTCACGCTTGTTGATGAACAGTGCATCGGTGTCGGGTTCGTACCTGATGATGAGTTCGCCCTGAGGTTCTACCCTCGGCACTTCCGGGATGCCGCTGGTGCCGGAACGCTTGTTGACGATCAGGATGTTCCTGATGTTCTTGTTGATGAATGACGACACCGTGCTGGATGCCGTGGTAGCCGTGGTCTTCAGTTCATCGCGTAGGTCGCGGACCCGGCCAACGAGCTTCTTGGCGATGCGGGCAATGTTGAACTGAGTCAGCCCCAAGTTGTTCGTGATCAACCCTGCCGCAACCATGCAGATGACGACGTTGAGCTTGTACCGTTCAGTCTGCGTCCACCGCTCCATGCTGTAGATCTTGTCTCGGGTATTCTCCCAGATCCGCTTCACTTCATCCAGGTGCGGAATCACGTAGCGCATGTAGATGTCGCCAGCATGCCCGTAGTTGTCCAGGATCTTATTGAACATCAACTGCGCACCGAGCACATCACTAGGCACGGGGGTGTCCAGACGAATCTCCAGCACCCGTGCAAGTTCCCCCTGTGGGTCAGACTTGATGGAGATCAGCCGGTCTTCGACAGCGGCGTTGCTTGACCAGAGCGTGATCTGCTTCCAGCGGGTATTGTTGGTGCGCTCTGCGTTGCTGTTTGACTGCATGCGGTCCCGTGCCCGCCCCTGCGTAGAGTTGTAGAGCAGATCAGACAACTCCATTGGGTCCGCATTGGTCATCTCGTCGATGGTGACGACGATGCCGTTCATCAACCCCATGCGGTGGACCTTGGTCAGCTTCGTATCCTGTGCGTCCTTCATCAGGTTCAGGGGGTCCCCAAAGATCGAACTGGCGATACGCAGGATGGTGGTTTTCCCGGTCCCCGATTTCTTCGAGTAGTAGTTCAGCACACCGCCGTTCTCAGGCGACAGGTTCATCAGGACACTGCCGAACCCTGCGAGCACACCGGCTGCATGCAGGTCCATATCCGGGGTGTTGTACAGCGCGATGACGCTCTTCCACTCTTCGATGTCGCCCTTCGGCGTGAACCAGTTGACGTAGTTCTCCAAGGGCTTCGACGTTGGGCTGTGCACCACGCCGTTGCGGGTGTATTCGCGGTTCCCGATAACGAAGGTGTTGTCTGGCGTCCAGCCGAACTTGACTTTCATGTTGTCAGCCTTTTCAGCCTTCTGTAGATCCTCAATCATCTTGCTGAACAGCAGTTGCAAGGCGCCTATCTGGCGGTCCTCGAAGGCAATGACACCTTCACGGTTGATGCACTCCCGGAATTTGTCCTTCGACGCAACCTCGCTTTGCTGGATCGTGAACTCACGTATGTCGTTGTGCGGGAGGTGGTGCCTGACCCAGAGTGTGTCGCCCCCACCGGTGCTGTCCCGCATCCGCTTGTAGATGTAGATGTCGTAGGCACTGACATGGAATGACTTGCTGCCTTCTGAATGCACAACATGCATGTAGACACCACCAGTAGCCCCCCGGAAAAACGGATGCGGGTAGGACGGGAGCGTCTCTTCTCGGTCTTCGATCTTGACCTTCACCGGCTCGGTAGAGGCTTTGATCTCTGAGCCAAGCTGGATGGGGGATGTGATCTTCCCGTAGTGCGGGCACTTCTCGCACAGGGCGCCTTCATCCAGGCCCCGGAACGTCTCACAGGTGTAGGGGCCCTTCGTCAGCGCAGCCTTGGCTTCGGTCTCTTCCGGGCTGTAGTTGGGGTGGTCCTTGGAGATCTCATGAATGCCCCAGTCCCGGTCTTCGCAGAACTGCGCGATGGACAGCACGCCCCGCCACAGGGGCTCGGGCAGCGTCTCTTGGTTCCGGGCAGCGTAGTCGATCTGCGAGCAGCCGAAACCGCCCACAGACTTCATCCAGATCGTGTGAAACTTGTTGGTCTTGTTGGGGTCAACGAAGAGCTTCTTGGTCTCCTCCATGGACCCCTTGGACAGTGCACGCGCCTTGGCGAACATGTCCGCTTCGGACACAGAGACGCCGATGATGTCGCGCAGGGTATTGAAGTTGTGGTGCTTGACCGGGGTCAGCAGCGTGACCGTCGCACCATTCTTGGTATTGATCGTCCCGGGGATCCTCAGTACCCGGACGTAGTCGGCGGTGCATCCACCGTCAACTATAAATCCTTCGGCTTTGCACCGGTCTTTTAGCGCGTTGGCTACCGCATGCCATTCATGCAGGGCCACGCTGTCCGTGAAAAACCAGTGAACGTGGATGCCGTTACCTGAGTCGATCAGGGTGGGCCGGGGCAAGCCCACGGTCGTGCAGAACTGGCGCAGGGCATTGAGTCCTTCTGCTTTGTCTTGGTACGGTTTTCCCTCTCCGCAATCTACGTCTATGTACAGTTCGCGCTTTGCTACAGCGTTCTCGGCGTTCGCCTTTTGTTGTGCCCCAAATCCAGCGGTTGCGTAATACAGGTCAAGCCCAGATCGGGATAGCTCTTCCGCTTGTTCCCCCATCTCCTCGAATGAGGAGGAGAAGATATTACGACGTTTGTCTGTGGGTTTGTGGATCAGCCGTAGTGCATAGCGCGTGCCTTGTGGGAGTATGCTTCTGAAGAAGTCTGTGAAGGCCATGGGGGCACGGGAGTAGCCCGGGTGCATCACGCACCGGGGGAGCTAGCTGGATGGGGTTCACGCCGGGGGCAGGGTCGAACGATAGTACGCCAGCACCCGCTCGCGCAAGTGCTTGGACACATCTCGCTGACCAGAGAACCAGCGGTAGACCGCCGCCTTCGTGACGTTCAGGGCTTGGGCTACATCAGCCACCGGGACCTGCCGGTAGATGCACAGCCGCCCGAGTTGCACGCCAAGCAGGTTGGGGTCTGCGTCGGCGTTGAGCCGAACGATCTTCGTGGTGTAGGGCATGGTAGGAGGTGGGGCGGTCCCGGCGCAACCCGGGACTATTGCGTAGGGGCAGGAGACCTCAGGGAGGACACCACGCTCACGGCGCTTGCCGCCGCCCCGAAACTCGTTCAGTCGTCAGCGTCGTCGCCCCACTGCGACAGGATGCTGCTGACATCAGGCACCGCAGGGGCAGGGGCCTTGGCTTCACGCACGGCGGGCTCTTCGACCACAGGCGCGGGCGCCGCCACGGGGGCAGGAGCAGGCTTGGTGACCTTGAACGCGCTCGGCGCAGGGGTGGGCTTGGGTGTGGGCTTCGGAGCCGCCACAGGGGCCGCAGGCGCGGCGGAGAACACAGGCATCGAGGCCGGAGCCGGGGGAGCCACAGGTGCCGAGGTGCCATCCTCAGGTGCACCATCCATCTCACCGACCGTCATGGTCACAGCGTCGATGGCAGCGGGCTCGTCCTTGCGACCGACCACCGTGTGGTACTCGGCTTCCTCCAGCGGACGCACGGCGCTGAACGTCACCTTGACGCCTTCGGCCTCGGTGTCGAAGCGCAACTCGGTCACCACCGCGTTGACCTCGATGCCATGCTCACCCAGGAAGCGGGCGTATTGCTGCAGGCCCATCTTGCGACCTTCACCCTGGCTGAAGATCGACTGCGCCGGGATGTTCATCGCGTAGATGTCACCGTCCATGTCGTTCTCCAGCAGCACGGCCAGACGACGTTGGAAGCGGCAGGCGCGGGAGTCCGCCCGGGTGCCGGAGCCCTTGATGTTCTGCGGGCACTGGTCGCAAGACTTGGCCTGCGGCGCCTTGACGCTGGCATGCGGGGCCTTGCCGTCGTCGGACCAGCACACGGGGCGAGCCTTCTGGCCCTTCACGTAGGTTTCCGGGTAGTAGGTGCGGGAGTTGGCGTTCGCGGCACGGACCACGACGATGTTCATCGACCGGTTCTCGTTCTTGGCAACTTCCTGCCCACCGACGATGAGGCGGAACACACCGCCCTCCAAGCTGATGCGCTTGCTGCTGGTGCCCATGAGCGACTTCGTCAAGTCGCTGAGTTCGCCGCGCTTCAGGTGCGCGGGCAGTTGGCTTCCGTTCTGGAAAAGAGTCAGTTCAGACATTCAGGCTCTCCTAACAGTGACACTGTACTTCGTTTCGACATTCATGCCCTTGGGCATCTTGTCTGGATTTGCTTTGAGGAACTCCCCCATAGCGCGTTGAGCGATACGACGTTCGAGCAGATCGAGTGCTTGGTTCTCCTTGATGAAGTTGTGCATCGACTCCCAGTCGGAAGTCCAGTAAGAAGTCTTGACGCCACGGATGATGGTGCCTGCACCGGTCTTGATGCTGTCAGCACCGGCACGCTTGCAGACATCCAGCAGCGTGTGTTCGATCAGTTCCATCTGATCTTTGATCTCTTTGTCCTTGGCTTCGTACTCGGCAGACAGCACGGCGCGGGCATCGCGCATCTTGATGTACGCCTTGACGAGCTTTTCAGTGGGCACTTGAGGTGCCTCGGTAGTGGGCTCCATGGGATCTCCTAGGGTTGAGGGTTCAAAGTCTACTTGGCAACTTTGGGCGTGTCAAGCACCTCCTGTCGGTAGAGGTCGAGCAGGCTGCTCATGTCCTCGGTCTTCGCGTCCAACGCATCGTAGAGCTTGCGCTCCACCTCTGTCCCGCAAAGCCTGACCACGAGGCAGGGGTTCTTCTGGCCCGAGCGGTGCACCCGAGCGTTGGCTTGGTGGTAGGTCTCGTTCGATGTCACCGGCCCCCACCAGACGACGGTGTTGGCCGCATGCAGGGTCACGCCGTGCGAAGCCGCCGCAGGCTGGATGAGCAGTACCCTGGGCTCGGGCTGGGTCTGGAAGTCCGCGAAGATCTTGTTGCGCTGCCCCACGGGCACGCTGCCGTCGATGATCTCGACGGTGAGTTCGTCCTTCTTGAGCCTCTCGTGGAGCACTTTGATCGTGTGCCGGAACGGGACGAACACCAGCACCTTGTGAGTGCTTTCCTCGATGGCTTCTAACAACACGTTGTAGCGGGTAGTGATGTCGAACTCGACAGAGTTGCCGTCGTCGGAATACACCGCACCGCAAGATACCTGGAGCAGTTTGTTGAGGTTGGTAGCAGCATTGACCGATGTAACGGTCTCACCGCCCGCTGCCATGATGAACTGCTCCTTCAACAGTTTGTAGTACTTCGACTGCTGCGGTGTCAGCGGCACTTCCCGGGTTGTGTAAAGCAGTTCAGGCAAGTCTAAGCAGTCTTCCTTAGCGAACCGGATAGCGGGCTGGAGAACTTGGTTTACCACCTCCTGAGCATTTGACTTCGCTTTCCACTTGAACTGCGTGATCTTGTTCATCACACGGTCCCGGAACGAGTAGAAGTAGCTGGGCACCGACTTCGGGTCCATCATCTTTGCAAGCCCGTAGGCATCGGTGGGTGCCTGCGAGGCCGGGGTGCCGGTCGCCATCCAAAGCCATGTGTCAGGGCCAAGAAGTCCGTTGATAGCCTTCCATCTTTTGGTCGTCGCGGTCTTGACCGCGTTCGCTTCGTCGATGATGATGAGGTCGAAGCCCCCGGCCTTGAGTTCTTCCAAGACCGTCTCAACACCATCGAAGTTGATCACCACAAACTCAGCGTCCGACGCGATGACCTTGGCCCGCTTCTTCCGGTCCCCGTAGGCCACATCCACCCTGCGGTGCATGAGCGTCTTGAACAGATCAGCTTGCCAAGCTGGCACCATGATGGACAGTGGGCAGATCACCAGCGCTCTACGTATGATCTTGCGCTCCATTAGGTAGTCTGCGGCCCACGCAATACTTGCCGTTTTTCCTGTCCCTTGGGAATTGAAGCAAAACGCGCGCTTGTTCATCGTCAAGAACGCCGCAGTTGTCTTCTGGTGATTGAACGGCTTGAAGATCCCAGGCCACTTGTAGCGGCCTAGGATGGGTGAGGGTACGTTCTTGACACCCAGATTGCGCAGCACCCGCGCTTCGTCGAGGCCCCACCAGACCAGGACATCAGCACCCTGGGGATGCTGCGCCACCACCTGTGCTTTCGGCACAGTGTTGAGTACCCGCTCCGGGTTGCGAAGCCGGAGCAAAAGCGCCTTGTTCTCGATGATCTGCATTGGTTGTTCACTTATTAGGCGTCTTCGTGCCTTACGCACCCAAATTTTTCACCTGTCAAAAGAATAGCCATAAATGTGCTACCGTCCACCACGCCGAACCCGTTGGGCTCTACCGGACGTTCGCAGAACGTCTTTGCTGGGTGCATACATTCGCGCACCTCGAATGGCATACGCATTGGACGGAAAGTATCTGGATCTATGGGTGCGTAATACGATTTGACATGCACAAAGGCATCGGGGTCGGTCTGCCAATGTTTGCAGGTATTGCAGGTTTTCATAGGATTACTCGGTCTGGATTTTGATAGGGCTACTTGATTTGGAACTTGTGATCCTCTGCCATGCGCAGCAGGCGCAGTGCCTGTGTCTTGGCGTCGTCAAGCGCAACGTGTCCGGTGCCTACCCGCTCGACCTTGTACTTCATGAACATCGCGGCGATGGTGCGGTAGCAGCGGTCGTTCCAGTAGTGCCAGGGCACATCGTGCTTCACAGCCCGGTACGCAGCGGCCACCAGTGCGTTGTCGAAATTGGCACCATTACCCCAGACGAATGCGGTGTCCAGCGGGGGCATCCACATCGTGAGCTTGGTCAGGGCGATCTCCAGGCTGAACTCCCCCTTGAACGCTGCCTTGCGGGCTTCCTCCGACTGCTTGCCCCACCACTCCAGGGTACTCTTCTGCGCACGCAGGCCGACTGCCTTGCAGGACTCCGGGTCGATGGTGACGTAGAACTCTTCGCCAAGACCTTTGTCCTGGCTGAATTTCACAGCACCGATGCTGAGGATGATGTCCCCCGGGCGGGTGCCCAGAGTCTCGATGTCGATCATTACGTGGTTCATTTCCATTCTCCGCTCCAAAACACAAACCGCTCAAGGGACAAAGTCCGTTGAGCACACATGCCCCGAAGGGCTGAACCGGGGTCGAAGCCCCGGGGGGTCACTTGCCCGAGTTCGGGCCTTTGAAATTCCGAGCGCTGTTCGCGCTGAACGACTTGAGCCGCACGTTCCCGGGCTTGCTCTTGCCACCGTCCTTGATAGGGGTCACATGGTCCAGGGCCTTACCCCTGCGTGACTCCCTGCCGTTTTCTTTGTCCCATGCACGCCGTGCCCGCTGCCGTTCAGACTGCTTGGCCCTGCCACCATTGGCGAGGAAGTCAGCGTATTCTTTCTTAAAATTACGATCTTTTGGGTCTTTGTACGGCATTCTAACCTCCATTCATCCCATTGTGAGGGCAAGACAGCACAATGCAGTGTCGCTTACAAAGGCCCGAAGGGCTGGGATTCCACACGCCCAGATTGTGCGCGACCTCAAGTCTGTGCACATCTTCCATCCACTGGCGCCAGTAGATCTTCTCCTGGGACACTTCGTAGTCCGCAGGCTTGAAATTGTTGGCAACCACGAACAGCAGTCCCGCCTTGACCTTGCGGATGAACGGGAAGTGCTTGAACACCATCAGCGCCATCAACTCAAGCTGTGCAGTGTCGGCGTACTTGGAAGACTTGCTGGTCTTGTAGTCCACCACCCGGGCGATGCCCTTCTCCTCGTTGATGATGAGCAGGTCCGCCACACCCCGGCACCACACCGTGCTGTCCTTGAACCCACAGGGCTTGAGTTCCTTCGTCAGGCCCATCTCGTACTCGCAGTACTTCGTCCCAGGCAGCGAACGAAGAGCGCTCAGATGAGGCTTGGTGAAGCTGAACTCCGGGGGTAGCTCGACCCCGTCCCTCATGAAGTGCTCGGCAGCGGTATGGAAGTTCTTGCCGTACAGGGTCGCCTCAGTGTGCTCAGGCTCCTTGTAGTTCTTGGCGACACGTATCTCGAAGAACTTTTTGGGGCAAGTCTTGAACGCCTTGAGCGACGAGTAGGACCAGGGTCCGGGCAGTGTCATGACGAGCGCGGACGGGCCGAGGGCCCGTTCTCCATGATGGCTAGCACGCCCTGAAGGATACGCACTTCCACGCCAAGATGCAAGGCCATCTCCCCTGCCTCGGCGTACCGGTGCTCCAGGCACAGGTCATGGATCTGCTTGGCGAATCGCTCGATGGTCATGAGCGGCATCGCGTAGTCGTTGAGATTCTCGTTCATGCTTCCCCGTAGTTCCGGCCCACGCCGGATTCGCAATTGATCGGACAGCCCTTGGCCCAGGCGGGCACCCACCGCATGCACTCCTCGACGTAGGCCCGAGCAGCATCGACCTCTTCTTCCCGGGCCAGGGCAACGACGCTGTCGTGCACGGTGAGCTTCGTCGGGAGTTTACGCGCAATGCGCAACATCTGGTACATGACGATGATCCGAGCAAGGGCTTGACAGACGTTCTCCACCAGCTTACCACCATAAAGGTCCACCAGACCTGTGTCGTCCTTGTACTGCCAACGGTGCCTGCCGGAGTCGAACACGCGGTGAAGTTGCGGGTAGCTGATGTATAGGCCGCTGGGTAAAAGTACCCCACGCTTGCCTTCAATCCTTACCACTCCTTCCCGACCGAACCACATGCTGTTTTCATCGTACATGGCGCGGATGGCTTTTTCACCCTCGGACCACAGGTTCACGATCTTCGGTACGCTATCACGATACACCCTGATAATCCGCTCGCATTCTTCAATAGGTAGATCAACTGAAGGCTTAGCCGCCTTAAGAGTTACCTGTAATTTTGCCGCCCCCGTGGAATATCCGCAACCAAGTACGACGGTTTTTGATGTGAAGCGTTCTTTAGTATCCGCTTTAGTGATGGTTCTTCCAAAGATTGAGGTCCCTTGTTTGCAGTACACATCGACGCCGTTGGCGAAATCTTGCACGAGGTCATCCTGCCCAGCCCACCACGCCAGCATGCGGGCTTCGATGTTGGACGAGTCGCAGTTGATGATCACCCACCCGGGCGGGGCCTCGATGCACTCCTTGAGCCCGACGTTGCCGCGAGAAGGTAAGTTCTGGAGGTTGATCCCATCGCCCCCCGACGAGCGCTTCGTACGCGCATAAGCGTACTTCAACGGCACGGGGAACCGTGGATCCCGTTTGGCAATGTCAATGAACCGCTGAGTTCTCGTCTCCTCCAGGGTGCTCTTCACACCCAGGCGGGCAGCGGCCAGTGCCTGCACCTCGGGCGATTCGTGCTCCAGCAGCGCCTTCATGCCGGGGTCGGTCTTGGCGAAGGCGAAGGTCTGCTTCCCCGTGGTCGGGCTGATCTTGGTGGGCACCTCCACGCCCAGGTCCTCAAGGAGGACGGCGAACCGAGCGTTCGACATCAACTCAGTCTTGTCCACCGTGACCCGCTGCATCAGCGCAGCCTTGTGCGCCAGTACCTCTTCCAAGTGCGCTTCGAGCTTGGGCAGGTTCAACCGCAGCATGGGCTCCGTGAACATGCGGATGTGCAGGTCGATGAGCTTTAGTTCCTGTAGGGGGAACGGCCCACGGTTGTCAACTTCGCCCAGGTTGTACCATCCGGTAGACATGAGTTGCCATAGCTGGTGGCATAGCTCTACGTCCAGCAGGCAGTACTCGGCGTACTGTTGGAACTCGGCAGGGCTCAGGGTCGCCCTGCGCCTGCCCATCATGTTCTGCACCGTGGTGCCCTTGTCCTCCAGGTTGTAGCGCTTGGCGAGCGACGCCAGGGAGTTGTTCCTCGCCCCGAACATGGCGCGGCCCATGGACAGGGTATCCAGCCACGCAGCGGGGTTCACACCGAAGCGCCACGCCAGGATGGCAGCGTCGAACATGGTGTTGTGGCACAGGACCGCGTAGCGGCCCCACTCGATCTCGTCGAACCGGTGTTTGATCTCCAGGTGGGTGCCGTCGATGATCTCGGTGCGGCCATCCGGCCAGCGCAAGCCGACCATGATGACTTCAAAACGTGGGTCGCGGACGTACTCCTCTGTCGTGAGCTTCGTTAGGCTGTACTCCTTGTCGTAGTAGGTCTCTATATCCGCTGTTAGGACTTCCATCAGTCCCTCGCCAGCAGTTGGGTTGTCGTCATAAACCACTGTTCCAGTAGTTCAATCGTGTCTTCCCGCACCACCATGGCGCTGCCCCCGGCCTTGTGGATCTCTGCCATCTCACGCTCTTGAAGGGCAGTGGGCTTGTTGAATCCGGCTTTGCATTCGATGCCCAAGAATAGGCCGCGAAAGCAGACAATGATGTCGGGGATACCTGCACGCCCGTAGCCGTTCTGTGCTGGGAAGAAGTGGTACGCCTTGTACTTCTTGATGATCTCGACGCACTTGGCTTTTACTGCGTTTTCCGGGGTTCTCATTTGGTCCCCTTGGTGGGCTCGTCCAGGGCCGTTTCAATCAGCTTCTCGATGTAGTGCTTGGCCTTGCGGAGATCTTCGACCCCGCCTTTCTGCCGCCACCGGGAGATGTACTTGATGACGTTCCCTTCCAAGTAGCCGAGGTTGTTGGAGATGATGAAGTCCCAGGGCTGAAGGGGCTTATCCTTGTAATGGTTTGGTCCGGTGTTGTTGGCGCTCATGCTTCCCCCTTGATCAGCGTTCTCACGTGCCACACGTCTACGGCACGGGCGTGTTCGTCGAGGAGGTCAAGACACCGTTGGCGCTCTGCTTGCACTGCTGCGGCAGCGTAGCCTCTCAGCGCAGCCTCATCCCACATGGGCACCTTGACCCTTCGATCAAGCTCGTAGGTGACCGTCATCATACCGGCGGGCGGTGGTAGTTTTGTCATTTCTCTTTCCTTTCCCAAATCGGATCCCAGTGATAGACCCCAGGCGAAACGCCGGGTTTGCCGTCGCGGGGCCGGTCCACTCGAAGCAAGCCCTCGTCGATGAATGCACGCAGCCATGCACGCAGTGTACGCTCTGTAATGCCAACCAAGGGCATGAGTTCTTCAACAGTGCGTGGCTTCTTCACCAGCAGCGCTACCAGTTCCGCTGTGTTTTGGTTCCGGTAGCCGGGGCTTTTGGTCTGTACGGTCATGTCTCCGCCCTCGCTTTCGCGTAAGCATCACGCATGGCTTCGCTGATGCTGCGCCCTACCTGCCGAACCTTGGCCCACGCTCGCCTCATGCGAGCGAGTTGGATGTAGCCCGGGTACATACGGTCTTTGATGCGTTTGATTCTGGTGCGTTGTTTCATTTCAGAATCTCCTTACGGAGTTGCCCCGTTGCCCACTCCAAGTCGTCAAAAAGCCCTTCCGGGATCGGCACCTTGTTCGCCAACATCAGCGACTCCAAGGTGCTGAGCAGGATGAGGATGTTGAGGTACTGTTCGCGGGTCATGGCATCTGCCTCCCAATCTCTGCCGCAGCGCGGACGATGGCGCGGCGGGTGAGTTCTGCATTGCTCATGGTTTCATCCAGCCAGATTGCATGTTGTTTCCACGGTTCACCAGCAGACGGGCGGCTGCAATCCACTACCAGCCCCAACTTCACCGCCAGCCGCAGCGCATCGCCGTCGTTGGCGATGGGGTTCCAGTAAGTCCGGTAGTCGAATCCGTCTTCTGCTGGGTCCGCCATAGCGCCCCAGATTTCAACGTACCTAGCTTTCGTTTTGCCCACTGCTTTCGCAGCAAGCTCCAGCAGTTCTCTGTCGGTCATACGCCCTCCTTGATCCGCACAGCAGCGACGCCGTAATGATTGTGCGCGTCGCCAACCTGCCGCTGCATTTCCTGTAGGAACTTGATGATGCGTTCGCGTTCCGCAACAGCCCCTGCCTTGTAGCCGTTCTCGTATGCCTGTGCCATGGCGCGGGGCTGCTGCATGGCTGCGTCGAGGGACGTGCATCCGCAGCCTCCTTTTTCGTCGTAGGGGCACCAACAGATGCCACAGACTTCGCGGTTCATTTGTTCCCCCTTGCTCGGATTTCGTCAGCGGCACTCAAAGCGAACTCATGTTTACCGCACACCTTGGCACACGCCTCCCTCTCAGCCTCCACCTCAAGCTGAATCTCGCGCTCGTAGCTGCGCTGCTGCAGGGCCAGGGTCTGCTGGTGTTCGGCCAGCAGCGCATCGCGCTGGACCAGAACCCGCGTGTACGCCAAGTTGGCATCGTGGTGCCACTGGTGCAGTATTTTGTTTTCGTCGTGCAACCGGCGCAGTTCGGCGGCGGCTTGGCGTTCTCTATCGTGGCCGTTTGCGCCAGCCCAATAGGCATCCAACGCATCAGCCAACCGCAGTGCTTCAGGCTTCATCTCTTTTCTCCTTCCACTGCCTTGATGGCGGCGCGTGCTTTCTTGAATGACGGGTCAAGCTGCTCCCAACCTTTACCGTCAGCAGCGCCCACAATTTCCTTCAACGCCTCCAGCAGCGCATCGCGCTGGGCGTGCAGGCGCTCGTTCTTCTCTCGTTCTTCGGAAAGCAGTCTCGTGGCCTCGTAGAACGCCTCGCTGTGCGTCAGGATTTCATCCTCCCGAGCCTTGACCGTAGCACTCAGCCGCTCGTTCTCCGCATGAAGTCGGCGCAGTTCGGCGGCGGCGCGTCGATCCAACTCAGCACCGATGACGGTGCCTAGCGGGGCTTCAAGTTCATCGGCCAAGAATAGTGCTTCAGGCTTATCCATGATTCTTCTCCCATGAGGCTTTCTCGATGGCGCGGGCGAATTGTTCCATCGACGCATACACATCATCAGTGATCTCAGACCCTCCAACGTGGCGTTCAATGACTCCGTCTAGTTGCTGTGCCGTCAGCGGCATCATCGTGCGCCGGGGCGGGGCGGTGTGAACCGCGAAAGCCCCGTAGTCCGTCTTTGAGCACGTCTCATAGCCGAGGTCTGGGCGCGAATACCCGTCTACGGTCTTGGGCTGCAGCCACGCCACCGGCTCCTGCGTCGGCTCGGCCTGCTCCTGCGCCGGCTCGGCACGAGGACCGCACCAGCCGCCGCAGCAGTGCTCTCGGCAGGTCTTCGGTGTCGGGCAGGGTAGCGACTTCGGCTCGGCCTGCTCCTGCGTCGGTTCGGCCATGCACTTCGTGCATAGGTACGGGCTCGGCGGGATGCTGCGATCGTGGCCGTTGTCGGCGGGGCCGTTGCACTGTGGGCAGCGGGAGAGATCGGGCTCCGCGAGCCTGCGTTCCAGCGCGTCGATGCCCTCTCGGGCGTCGGGGCCAAAGAACTCGCGAAGCCGATCGGACCAATAGGCGCTGCTGGGCGCCCAGCGCACAGCGGAGCGCATGTCGTCGGTGACTGCCTGCTCCTGCGCCAGGGCGGCCTCAAGGGCGGTGATTGCGGCATCACCACCGTCCCAACGGCACCCAGCTTCCGCGAACATCATTTGCCGGTACTTTTCCAACGCCTCCAGCGCCTGCTGGGCGGCTTTGCGTAGGGTGGTCATTTCCACTTCCTTCCTTGGATTGTTCCGAGGTACAACTTGCCCTGGCACTTGTAGTACCCAAGCAGCTTGCTCGGCACCGGCTCGGACCATGTGTTGTCAGGTAGCAGCGTTTTGCTGGTTCCGTACTCGATGGGATGCTCTTGGTCGCAGTGGGGGCAGTGAATCGCCTCTGTCGGCTCTCCAAGCTCCTCGTGGCCGATGGCGACGTAGGGGGTTGTGGTCATTTCACCCCCGGCGGCACAAACACCAGCACCAGGGCCAGCAGGCCCACCACTGCGCCCAGGATGTACGGCCACCACGGCTCTGGGGGCGGCGGAACCTTCACGCCCAGTTCATCGAGGTCGATGCAGGGCTCAGCGGCTTGGGGGTAGCGGCCCTGCTGGTCGCAGCCGAGCGGGATGCGCGGGCGTGGGTTGAACGGCATGGGCTCGTAAGCCTCGGGGTGCAGAACCTTGCGGATTTCGTCTTCGGTGGTCATTCCTGCTCTCCCCTCAAATACCGCTCCAAGCGGGCAATCCTGCGCTGGTGATAGACGGCCATGGAGTGCGCGTACTCCTCGGCGGATTGTGCGGCCAGCAATTGCCGGCGGGCGTCGTCCAGTTCCCGTGCTGCCAGCACTTGGGCCGGCGCAGGCCGGAACAGGCCCGCGAGGATCTTGTGTGCATTCATTTTGCTCTCTCCTAGGTTGCGCCGCGTTTTGCGCGGCCATGAAAAACGCCCTGCCCCTGCGGGGTGTTGAGCGTTTGACCATGAAAAACGCCCCGCATTTGCGGAGCGTTGAGTGGTCGGCAGAGCCTCTGTCGTCAGGCAGTGCGCCAGACGCGCAGACCATCAGACATCGTCGCCGTGCGGTACTCCGCATCTTCCACCTTCTTCTTGGCCGCAGCGACCTTGCGGCGCCACGAGTCCACCAGCTTCGCTTCGCTGGTGTCGAAGGGGATGAGGAACGACTGCCCCACATGCATGTCCAGCAGCGGGAACTCGGTAGCCTTGCGGCCACGAGCGGGACGGGGAAGGTCAATGCCAGATTGGATCTCGAAAGTCATCTTGGTCTTTCAGAACAGCGCCGGTTCATCCGGCAGAGGCGCAGCCCGAGTGGCAGGCGGCGAGACTACCAGCACCGAGCCTGAGGCTTCGATGCTGACTGGGAACGGCCACTCCGTTGATTGAAGCTCCAATGTAGCAGGGCACCAAGGGGCTGTCAACAGCCATTGAAGGGCGTCAGGGGGTTTTTTCATACCGCACCCTCACCGCTTCATGCGACTCGTCGGTCCATTTGCCCAGCAGGGCTTCGCCTCGGTTGTGGTCTAGCGGGCTTAACATCGCCGCTATCCTATGCCCCGCCGTATCCCGGAGCGGGGGCTCTATCCAGTACACCATCTCCCCCACGCGGTGCCCAATGTCAGAGACGTTTGCGGGTGCAGCCGCGTCGAGCAGAGCCATGGCTTCGAGCAGCCACTGCGGTATCTGGTCTGTCCTGTACCACGCTTCCGCTACTGCTTCCGGGGCAGGGGGGAAGGTTCTGATATAGACCCCGTCGAGCCGGCGGTCTAGCCGGTAGGTAGTGTTCAGGTTTCGCTTCGCGTCGATCATGCCTTCTCCTTGGCCCGCTTCTCAGCGGCCTCCTTGACTTTGCGCTCAGCTTCCGCACGGAGCTTCACGAACTCCACCGGACCGATGGACTCCAGCTTGACGGCGCCTTCTTCGACGAGCGCTGCGTACTGGTAACCGTCTCCGCCAGAGGCCCATTCATACTGCTGACGGTACACATCATGGTTGGCGAAGAGGTTGAACACTGCCATGCCAGCGTCACGCGGCACGATGAACGAGTTGCCACAGATGTTGAGGCGAATGAGGTCGAACGCTTGTTTGGTCATGATGATTGGTGATTGTTGATTGACATCCGGTCCCGAACGGGACCCCTGGGCGGAGCCTTGGCGGAGCTTTGGCGGAGCCTGAGCGGCTCACTGCGCCGCATAATAAAGCGCCTCCGCAAGTTCAAAGGGTGGGTCGGGGGTGAGGGGGACACGCACCCGAATCCAATTCGCAGATCCTTTCACCCAATACTCTATCTCCCACTCTTCACCTGATCTTTCGATATAAGCGTCGGGGGAGTCATCCTCCTCTGAGTCGGCGCACCAGTGGTAATAACCGCCTGAGGATGGATTCCACCCAGGGCGCAGTGGGGGAGAGTCATTGGGCTGCATCTGCTACCGCCTCCGCAAGTTCAAAGGGTGGGTTGTCATGGGGGCCGAGGTCGATGATGGTGCGTCCGGTTATCCATGCGGGCCTGTCGTTTATCCAAACGGACCACAGCCCGGTCGTCTTGTACCAGTGAAGCAGGGTGCAGATAATCGCATCATCTTTATCGCGCAGGGCAAAGCCCATTCCATGAACCGCATGGTACACAGTGACCCATTCGCGCCCCGGGCCGAGAGGCTGAGGGAGGGGGGTATCAGGTTGGGACATACAGCGTCTCCCCCACAGGTGCACGCAGGCCTTTGGTGCTGATGCACCACAGCACGGGGCACGGCAGCGTCCGGGGCCAGGGCGTGAACCCATCGGTGAACATGATCACAGCATCTGCCTTGATGCCGCGCTTGTCCATGAAGTCGAACATCGCACGGGCGTCGGTGCCTCCCCCGCCCTTGGGCTTGGTCACGTTGGCGATGTCCTTGACCCGCTCACCTTCGTACACCTCGTGTGCTGCCACCTCTGCGTCCCAGTAGATCACGTCCACCATCTGCGGCGACACCGACTCACAGGCCCCAGCCACCTCACTGAGCGCTCGACGCAGGGCATCCTCTCCGATGGACCCTGAGGTGTCGATGCCAATGACGATGCGCTCCACGCTCTCGGTGTACCTGCTGGGAAGGTAGAGGTCTTGCCCGAGCCAGCGCCGTGCGGGGCGGCGCCATGTGCTCAGGTCCTCACCCTTGGCGGTCGTCTTCAACCAGTCACGCAGGACATCCTGCCAGGGCACCACGGGCTCCAGCAGCGCCTCAACGTCACGGGCCATGCCATGGCCCAGCTTGCCAGCGATCAACGCGCCCTGACGCAGGGCTGTGTCCACAGCTTTGGTCACCGCCTCGGCCTCGGCTGCGCTCAGCGGCTTCATGCCGCCCTCGGCTTCGCCGTCCCCGGCTTCGCCTTCCCCGGCTTCGCCGTCTCCCCCCGGTCGGTGTTCGTCGAACTGCTGCCCCTGGGGTTGGGATTGGGCCTGAGACTTCAGTCTCCTGTACACCTCGCCAGTGTCCATGCCCTTGTACTGCGGATCGCAGTACGCATGCTCCCACACCGTCAGGAACTGCCCGGTCGGGTCGGCGTCCTTCAGCATGAGGTTGATCACCATGTCCTGAGCGATGTTGCTCAGTTGGGAATCCTCCTTCGTGATCTTTGCCCAGGTCGTCATGTGCTGCAACATCACATGGTAGTACTCGTGCAGGACCACGAAGCGTAGCAGCTTGTCGTCGCACTCGTCCACGAACTTGCGACCGTACAGGACATCCCTGCCGTTGGTTGCTGCCGTTGGCATATCGTCCACCACAGACCATGAACCGATCATCAGGATCGGGCTGATCGCAGTGAAGGATTCGTTGCGCATGATGGCGCTACGCGCCTTCGTGATGCGTTGTTCAGCGGTTATGTTCATACCCTGCCTTTCGTAGGGCCGAAGCCCTTGGGGTTAGAGAGTTCAGCCCCGCCGAAGCGGGGCTTCAGGTTACCTGAATATCCAGTTATTGTCGATAACCCACCGCGTGAAGCCATCGTTCAACGCAGCGAACGTGCTCTTGCTCTTGATGCGCAAAAGCTGATTGACGAACACCGCTTGAAGCTCCATGGGCAGGCGCTTGATGTAGACCAGCACGGGGTCGAGGATGTCCGCCGTGGTCCGCGTGATCGCACGGTGCACCACCATCATCATGGCCGCAGGGTTGTCAGGCAGCGGCGCCGCGCCCGGGTTGTTCACGATGGCCTGCCACGCAGGCAGCTTGTTGCCCAGGTTCACCCAGACTTGGAGGTCAGCCGCCGACCGAGGACCGATCAGCCCAGCCAGCGTAGCCCGCACGGCGTCGTCATCCTGCATCTCTGCACTGAGCACACGGCCCGCAGCGGCGAGACTGCGGGGGGTGCAGAACGCCTTGCGCCCGGGTTCCTTGCGGTGCCAGATGTGCGGGTTCTGGTCGGGGTTGTCCACCGTGTCGTCGTCAGCCAGCACAGCGGGCGTCTCCGATACCCAGGCCAGCACGGCGTGGTGCACACCGTTCTCGATGCCCCACTGCACCCACTCCTCGGCGGTGGGCTTGCGCATGGTGACTACCGACATACGATTCCGTACGTGCATCTGCAGGCTGTCGCCCACACCCTCGGCGCTGAGGTTGGTTGTCCCGAAGACGATGCTGCCAGCAGGCAGCGGGCGATGCCCGACACGACGATCCAGGATGACCGGCAGCAGTGCGTTCTGCACCGACCTCGGGGCCTTGCCGAACTCGTCCAGGCACAGGATCACCGGCTGATCGTTGTGGACCCCGAACACGGCGTTGGGGTAGAAGGTGCTGGTCCCCGTGGCATGGTCCACGGCGGGGAGTTGGATGTCACCTACGTCGATCTGGGTGCAGTCGATGTAGACCGGGCGGTGCTCGGGGAAGCGCTCGCCCAGGGGCTTGAGCATGGAGGACTTGCCGGAACCCGAGGGGCCCTCGACGAGGACCGAGGTATGGGAGCCGACCGCGCCGATGATGTTGGCGCACTGGTTGATGCTGAGCTTGATCATGTCTTTCTCCTAGTTGGGCTGTGGGTTAGCAGTTGTTGTCGTGAGCGAAAGTGTACTTCTCTTGTAGATACCACCTACTCGGATCGCGCACTTCTTTTTTGTACTCACGCAGTGCAGCCTCGGCCTGCACCTTGTGCGTGAATATACCTTCCATCTCCAGACCGTAGTCTGATCTGTGGTACAGGATCCACACGGGGATACTTTCGTCTTGTCGTAAGGGCATGGTGTGCTCCTAGAGATGCCCCCCGTAGGGGGCTGGGTTAAACACGTTTAACAGTAAATCAGAGGGCGAACTTGTCGAGAATGTCCTGCATGGCGGACTTGGTCGCACGTTGGAGTTCGGTGCTCTCCTTGAGTGAGTCCAGGTCCACCCGGGTGAGGGCAGCTTCGAGGTCCTGCCGTGCGGCTTCGAGTCGTGGATCGTTGGTGACGTTGAGGTCCTTCAGGAGTTCGCACAGTTCGAGCCCCTGCTCCAGCATCGAGTCGTACAGCTTGGGGCGACGCTTCTTCTTGATGTCCACTCGAACGACAACCCCGTTCTCATCGACGGTGGGAAGTTGTTCAACCGCGTCCGGGTCATGCTCCAGCACGGCGGTCATCCGCTCGTGCACCCACTCGACCTGCTGCTTGATGCGCTGCCATGTGTCGGACACGGCACCGGCCACGCGCTGCTCCATGGCCTTCTCGTACTGCGCCTTGAGTTGGGCGGCAGCTTCGTTGCCGATGTCCACACGGAAGTCCCCGGCCAGAGGCACCGGGCTGACGGACAGCCCGAAGCGGAACTTGCCCCGGACTTCGTTCGGCGGAGGGTACTCGGAGCGGTCGAACAGGGAGCCCATCTCGAAGGCCTGCTTGCTGATCTCGGTTTGGTAGACCGACAAAAACGTCTCCACCAGGGAGGAGAAGCGTTGTTCATAGCGGGTCGCTTGGTCCATCACCCGCACGTACTGCGCCGTGGTGATCAGCCTGCCGCCGTTGTCGTCCCAGGGCAGGGTAGCGTTGTTGAACCAGACGCGGGCCTCCCCGCGCAAGGTCTTGATGGCTTCCAGTGCGGGGCACTCCGAGAACAAGTGCTTGCTGACCGTTGCCGCACGGCGGGACTTGGCACCCTTGGTTGCCAACACTTCCGCCTGAGTATTGCGATCAAGCTTCCGTGCTTCCCACACAGATATGTTCAGGCTTCCGATCATGGCAGCGGAGGCAATACCAACTGTGTTCGAGATGTTCATGTGATCCTCTTTCGGGTTGGGGCCGGTGGCCCTGGGGGTTGTGGGCACCGTGGCCCGGGGTCAGGGATGCTCGAAGGTAATAAAACACACGAGGCATTCCCCGTGCGGGCGGAGTTCGATCATGTCACCGTAGTCCACGGTGACGCAGCGCTTGCCTGTCCAGCCGACAGCGGCCTTGGCTCTGCGGACGCGGGCATACCTGCTCAGCAGGTCGGGGACTTCCAGCGTGGCTCTGCGCACCCATGCGTAGTTGGGCTCGTGTCCGAATGTGTCGGTGACTTCGATGTTGAGTTTCATGGTTGCTTCGCCTTTCTCACCGCCTCTTCGGCGGAATGTGCTCTGATGTACTGCACCGTCCATGGGCGGGGGTACCACCCGCAGGTGCCCAGTTGATTCTCTGGCTTGACAGCCCATAGGTTCCCACGAAGGTGGGTAGCTTCGAGTTTCATGGTTGGCTCCGGGTTGTGGGCTCCAGTTGGACAGCCATTTCTAACCATCCGCGCCCTGTGTTAGGTGCGGTTAGACGAAGAACGCAGTTGAACCATTGTGGGTAGCGCCCGGTGTAGGGCAAGACCGCCAGTACCGTTGAGTACCCGTTGTCTTTACCACTAAACCACGTTGGGTAGTGATCTCCGACTTTCATACCGTCCTTTCAGGCCCCGGCAGGGGGCGTGGTTGTGGTTAGATCCGCTTACCGTCTTCGTCGAACTCGTACTCGTTGGCGATGAGCGCTTCGTCCACCGCCTCGTCGCTGTTCTGGTACTCCCACTCAGCTTCAAGCTGGCGGTAGATCCACCGGGCGAAGTCACGCAGGCAGTCAATGATTTCCTCCTCGTCATCGCGCTCCACCTCACGGTCACGGTAGTGTGTAACGTCTATCCCCATCGTCATCTCGTGGCAGTACCTGCCGTTCTGTTTGACATCGGCTCTGAGGTTGTAGGAGTACCGACGCTGAACGTCCTGTAGCCGCTGCACGATGCGGTGCAGTGTCTCGTCCTTCGGGGCGTGGGCTTTGACAGCCTTCAACCCCCCGGCCTTGTACTTGTATTTGCCATCGAACGATGCACCGTCGCCCTGGTTCCAGAAGCCTGACCAGTAGACGGTAGGCACCCAGTTGATACCTCCGGCAGTGTTGTGCTTGGGCGTCTGCCTTATGTCCAGCCCGAACAGGGCGGCGATGTCCGCCGCGTCGTCGATGATGTACTCCGTATCGAACGGCAGGTCAGTACGCCACCATTCACGGGCCTTGTCCTTAGCGTCGTCGGAGAGTTCGTTGAATTTCATGGTCTGTCGCCTTTCATGTGGGCCGTAGCCCGTTGGTGGGCCGTAGCCCGGTTAAACGTGTTTAACGGTAAAGTCCGCCCTTGTTCCCAATCCCCGGCAGGTCACGCCGGTCAGTGAGCAGGACGTAATTGGATTTGTGCATCGGGACGATGGTCCAGGCGGTGCGCTCCTCGCGGGCGGCTTCCTCTCCACAAGGCAGGCACAGCCTGCGCCCAAGGGCGACTCGGCGCGGGTCGATGGGGTCTTGGCAGCGGGGGCAGTTCACGGTGTTCCTTTCGTGGGTTGGGGTCAGATGTGTTCCAGCACCCAGTGCGTCGCCTTGGCGTCGCGGGCAGCGGCGCAGGACATGTGTGCGAACCGCACACCGAGGGCCTTCAGCACCTTGTTCATGTGTGCGGCAGTCGTGCGGGTATAGAACCCGTGCCAATAGAACACCACGCTCTTACCCTCCCGGACTGCAATTGGATGCCCGTGAAGGTAGTACGTCTGCCCATCGGTGTGCGCGTTGTGGCACGCGCCCGGTACGCCTTGGACGAAGGCTTCCGCTGTGGATTGTCGGGTCATGGTCTGTCGCCTTTCAGGCACCTGTGGTGCCGGTTATGCCCCGTGCGGGGCGGGTTGGGTTAGAACGTCTCGCCGTTGTCGTTGGCGAAGTTGCGCTTGTTCAGCGCATCCAGGTACCCGCCGAAGCGGGCATTGGCGATCTTCCACGCGGCGCGGTACTCGCCCGGACGAAGGCGTCGGCACTCCTTGATGTACCAGGGCATGGATGCCCCGATCCATCCGCCGTTGGCGATGTAATCACACACCGCTGATGCGGCGACGGAGATTCTTGGGTGGGTTTTCATGATTGCCTTTCGTCACACGCCAGGGAGCGGTCAATCTCTTTTTGCAGGATACTCATCGCACGCGTCAGCGCTATACGCTCCGGGCGATTGTCGCGACCTCCCATACGCGCATGTAGGTTATTCATCTCGTCAATGATGCGGCGCAGATTCTTGCTCTCGTCTTTTTCGTACTGTCTCAAGTTGTTCACGAGGTTCTCCTTCGGATACGGGCCAATGAAAAAGGGGTTACGTTCTTTACGCCCCCACGGATACAGATACGCTGGTTCCGGTTCGCGCCACGCAACGCTACTACCGCTTTCGATACCGCACGGCTCCTCACGATGGGGCCACGGGCGAGCGTATGGGATGCGTAGTCCGTCAAAAGCTCCCATAATCACACTTTCTGTTGGGTCAGCAGTAGTAACGCCCCACCACGACGTGGTCGCCGCCTGCGGCGGACTCCCCCGCGAAGCGGAACAGGACGCCGGAGAAAAAACTGTCGCTGATGTAGCCGTCCCAGCCGGAGAAGGCGTTGCGCGTCGCCTCGGGCGCTTCGGCACCGGGGCAGCGCATGCTGTCATACACGTCATACCAGACGCCCTTGTACTGCACGAGGCGTGCCTCGTAGGCCTCGGCTTCGCCGAGGTAGTCGAAGCCCCTTGCGGCACCCTTGGGGAGATCCGACAGGCACTGGAGGGGGCGGGGGATGCGGTTGGTGGTGATGTTCATACTACCTCCACACGGACCCAATCGAACCCGAACCCCTCGGGCAGGGTGGTGGTGCCTTCAGGAAGGCGACCCCCGCGAAGCTGGGCGACGTACAGCACGTCGCCCTCGTTGAGCACGACACTGATGCGTGCCATCGGCACGCCCAGCACCGCCGCCGTGTCGGCATGGCCGACACAGGAAGTCATCCCCGCCGTAGCGGGGGCCTCGCACGGGGTCAGACGAACCCGCCCCAGCAAGTCCCTGGGCACCATGCCCAGGGAGAACGCGTTACCTACATAGATCATGTCTTTCTCCTAGTTAACTCACATGCTCACGCCGGCATGATCAGGGCCCCATGGCCCATGCTCACCGGCACGGTCTGGTCCTCGAAGAACCAGCACACCGGCTGACGGACGTAGTCCGTCGTGTCTCCGGTCGGTTGCCCGGGCCCGTACTCGACCCCGTGCTCGGCGCACACTTGCGCCAAAGCGGCGCTGTACGCGCCGAGGGTGTTGTACCGCCCACCCGCATAGCGGGGGATGGTAGTGGCCGTCATCGACGGCGCGGCGAGGGCCCACGCGAGGGCCTTGGCTTGTTGATACTCCATGTGAACTCTCCCTTCAGAAGTCATACTCATCCAGCGGGGTGGGCTCGTACGGCACCACCTCGTCCTCACAATCAGCACGAAGCTGTTCTTTCGCCAGCCGACGCATGTCGGCCTCGAGATCCCGCTCCAGGGTGCCACCCTGCGCACGGAAGCGCATCGCGTAATACAGTGCGTTCATGTGAACTCTCCGGTTCTCGCAGCACATGCTGCTCAAAGTGCTCTGCACGGTGTTTGTGGGGCTCAGCCCGAGCCGGTGCCCGGCAGGGGGCCTAGGGGTCCAGGGGGCGGACGAAATCCGCGAAGCGGAGCGAAGCACTTTGAGCAGGGGGCGAGTGTTTCCACCCCCTGCGGGTCCACGGTTTGCTGCCGTGGGTCAGTCGGTGCCATTCAGGTTGGCACCTGCACCTGCACAGGGTCTTTCCCCTGTGGCCTACGCGTCAACGGTCTCTTACCGCCGATCACGTCGAGGGACTGAACACGAGCCCGTCTTCTGTCGCACACCCTATGTCCTACCGGGCAGAGTCAACCATAGTTGTAACTGCCTTCCAGCATGGGGCTGTGCGTTTGTGTACGTTTTGCATGGACGGGGGACCGTCCGTTGGTTCAGTGATCTTGTCAGCATGCTTATAGGTAAGCATGCAAAACCCCGGCCAATAGCGTTTACTGGTAAACGCCGACGCCGGTGCAGGTTGTTAAAGAGCGGCAGGTCGTTGACGTTGATCTCCGACCCAATACATATATTGTAACACAAACAGACCCTTATGTCAAGTCTTTAGCGTCCAGTGTCGTGCCGTTAGGCACTGGTGTTAGGGTGCCGTTAGGCACCGGCGACAGCCCCGCTCGCCAACGCTGTACAGCGTCCGCCTCCTCGGGGGTCTCCGGCTTGGAACGGGTCTCAAGGAGTTTATAGGCACGGCGCGACACCAAATGCACGTTGTCCGGTGCCATGGGCTTGGTGGGATCCCTTCGGGCTATGGAGATCAGCCGGAGGTCTTTCGGGTAACTATGTCTGTCATAGATCAGCGGCAGGCCCAGCACGGGGCAGCGCTCGGGGAACAGCAGTTCGCCACGGTGTTTGATAAGCAGGTCTTCAGCACTGAACCTGCCGTAGCGGGGAGCAGTTCCGGCTGCTCTGATGGTGTCCCGGCCATAGGCACTGCTCTTGGAGCGGTGGGCTTCGGCAACCACTGAGCGCCAGCGGTGGTCTTTCTTGTGGTCCGGCTCTGAGCCCCCTTCGTGGATCAGGCCGCCCATGGCCTTCTTCACAACCCGGGGGGCTACGTCGAAGAGGCTAGCTACGGCAGGGATCACCTGGAACTGCTCAGCACCTGTGCGCTTCATCAGGCGGCGGACGGCGTTCTGCATGGCACGGTCTCGAAAGGCAGTCCAAGTGTCCAGAGGGGACAACTTGTCCACGATGTTTATAGTGCTGTGGGCACTGCCGACCGCCCCAGGGTCCAGACTGCCGATCCCTTGGCGGGCTTCGGGGGCCAAGGCGGCGTAGGCTTTGAGCAGGGGGTCGTAGTGGTCTCCAACGGCGTAATAGGTGCCGTGAAAGAAGTAGACCACTGTACCTTGAGGGTTTGCGGCGCTGGGTACGGGCAGGCCGCGCAGGCGTTCAGGGGCAGCTTGGCTGAAGAGCCAGCGCCCGTCTTCGCGCAGGGTGACGAGCTGAAGAACTGAGTCGATGTCGAGAGGTTTCATGGGGGCTCCAGGGTTAGGTGATGTGCAGTGTAGTAGACTTTGGGGCTCTAGCGGCGGGTACCTGAGCAGGTGGTGGGGGCTTTGGGTGCGGGACGGGTCAGACTTTGTGGACAGGGGGGTTGCTAAGTCCTTGTGTTCCGAATGTTCGGCGATGTTCGGTCGGCGTCGAACGGCTAAGTGGTTGATAGGACTAGGGAATTTGGGGTCTGTTCCGGAAGTTCTGTATTTTTGGAAAAGAATGAAAAGGTTGGCGGCGGAAAACCGCTGTCATTATCGACAAGGTGCCTAATCCCCCTATAGGGTTTCCTGCTTGAGTGAAGTAAAAGTAGAGTTTCCCCTACCTACTTACCTTTTCATTTTTTCAAAAATAATAGAACATCCGAACAAAACGAACTTCGCTTTCCAAATCAAGCACTTGCGTGCTCGCTTCCGCCGGAACATCGCAGAACATCAGGAACAATGCTCTCGGGCCGCTTTCGCCCCTGCATTTACTAGTAAATCGAGCCGCCCCGCCTCTGCGCCGTGCTCGCGTGCTGTGGGGGACCGGGTGTCCGCCCTGGGCAATGCCCGCCCGGTGGCGGTGTTTACTGGTAAACGTAGCGTCTGGTGCCGCGACGGGCCGTGTGGGCGCAGCCTGCGTGTGCTTGCGTGCCGCCATTGGGCGCCGTGCTTGCGTGCCCGCGTGCCCGCGTGCCCGCGTGCCGCTTGCGTGCTTCTGACACCCGGTCCCAACGGGCACAAAAAAGCCCCCAGGGCGCGAACCCTGGGGGCAATAAAAAAGCCCCGGCACTCGCCGGGGCTGGTTAGGGCTTCGTTCGAGGGCTTAGCCCCCAAACAATGCTTGCCACGCTGTCGATGTGGCTCTCGGGCAATCGTGCCCATTGAAGAGACCCCTACGGGAAGCCTCTTCCTTTACCCGAGCATACGCCCGACGTTCAGCCGAAGTCCGCGCGAAGACTTCGTATCCCCAAATCTTGTCGGCCAACTGTGCCGACAAGGACGCGATCGCATCCTTGTAGTCGCCCGCGAAGTCCTCCGCGAGGGTCACTTCGCGAGCAATGCCCCTAAGAAGGGGCACGGGATCCCATGCCTCCGTGGCCCGGAGGGTCTTGAGGCACGAAGCCTCAAGGGCGAGGGCAGCGCGGATGTTGACGTTCATGGTGTTCCTCTTTCGGGTTGAATGCCCCCCTTTCGGGGGGCAGGTTGGTTAGGTCTTGTTGCGCTTGATTAGCGCCAGCATCACTGATGCCGATTCTTGCATCGCGATGATGTCCCCGGATGGCCAGTCTTTCCGGCCCGGAACCCGCGCCCGGATGGTCTCAAGTGCAATCAGCCAACCCGAAGGTTGACCGAGATCAACTCCCTCCGCCACGGCCCCGGCCGTGGTTTTCTTTGTCCGACCGGAGTCGGACAGTGCCGGAAAATCATCGGGGAATTTCTTAAACAAATTCCCCGGGGCCATGAACCCGCCGTTGGCGGGGTCAGTGCAGAAGTCAAGCGCCTTTTGACAGGCAACCTGCCCTGCCGAGAGGATACGCTTCGCATTCGAAGCGTACCCCTTCCCGCCCGTGCCAAGGGCTTCTAGCCCCTTGGCAAGGGTCTCGGCCGCTTGCGCGGCATCTGCGGCGCCGAGCGCGCCGAGAGTGAGTACCTTCGCGCAAAAGGTCTTGGAGAACCCGCGCGCGCGGGTGGTAGCGGCAATTGCCGCTTGTGCCGCGGCAATAGCCGCGGCAATGAGACTCTCCGGGGTCTCGATCTTACGTGTAGCCATGGTGTTCCCCTTTAGTGGCTACCCCTAGTGCGTCTAGGCCCGACGGCAACGACGTCGCCATGAGTTGCACTATAGCACTCTTACAGATTCCCGCGAGTGTGTTTACCGGTAATCTCCCCCACCCTAGCCCCACCCCCCGCGTAGCGTTTGGAGTCCCGCGCCGCTCGCTACGCTGTATTCCAGACAAACGACGACCACTTCCGTTGAACACCCCCAATCCGCTATTAGTACTAAATCCCTAAGCCCACTCCAAATAAAAGTGGGCCTAAGCATCCCCCCTCCAAATAGCGCACCCACCCCCAAAGGGGACCCAGAGAACCCACCCCCTTAATGGGACCCAAAGAACCGGCGTTGACGCGGGACTCCGTAGTGGGGTACGATCAGGCCACGCCAAGGTGCGGCGCGGGAAGCCACCATCATGATCGAAGCTCAGCTTGACGACTTTGTCCCTCTACCGACCGGTGCCAAAGCTCTGAACACCGTCGAGTACGCCGCCCTGCGGGCCAAGGCGCAAGCTGCGTGCAACACTGCCTCTGTCCTGCTTGACGAGGGCTACGAGTACGAACCCCCTGAGCCGGAGACCCTGCGGGCCCAAGCGACCAGCGTGCTCAAGCACATCAACGCAGGCCAAGCGTCTCCCACGCAGATCATGGCTACCCCAGAGGGTGCCCTCTACATCGACCGCCTGCTGACGCAGTACGACATGGAAGTGGTGCGCGACGCCAAGCGGCTGCGCAACTACGTCACCAATCGGCTGATCCTGGAGACCGACAACCCCGACGCCAAGACGCGCATGCGGGCCCTGGAACTGCTTGGGAAGGTCTCCGACGTTGGGCTGTTCACCGAACGCACCGAGATCACCGTCAACAACCGCTCCACGGTCGAGCTTGAGAACACCCTGCGGGACAAGCTGCGCCGCCTGATGGGCACAGACACCGCCGAAGAGGCCGTGATCCTGGCTCCGCCGGTCACGGCCAGTGCCCCCATCGACGTTGACACCGCCCTGGAAGGGCTGGAGTGAGCACAACCCTCACCGCTGTCGAGGTCCAGGCCCTGATGGCGAACATCGGGAAGCTGACCCCTGCCGAGCAGGAGCAGTTGATGGCCGTTGTGGAGGAGTTGGAGCGGCGAAAACACGCCAAAGCGTGCCGAGATGACCTGCTGGCCTTCTGCCAGCATATGGATCCCAGCTACATCGTCGCTACCCACCATAAAAAACTGGCGGAACTGCTGACACAGATCGCTTACGGGCACAAAGATCGCATCGCAGTGTCCATTCCACCCCGGCACGGTAAGTCACACCTAGTCTCCACCCTCTTTCCAGCGTGGTTTTTGGGCAAATTCCCCGATAAAAAGGTGCTGATGGTGTCCCACACGGGCGATTTGGCCGTGGATTTTGGTCGGAAGGTGCGAAATATCATCGCTGACCCCAAATATACGTCCATTTTTCCTGGAATCAGCCTCGCTCAGGATTCAAAATCCGCCGGAAGGTGGTCCACCAACCGTGGGGGCGAGTATTATGCCTGCGGCGTCGGCGCTGCTCTGGCTGGACGGGGTGCTGACTTACTCTTGGTTGACGATCCGCACTCAGAACAAGACCTTTTGGCGGGTAATTTCGAGGAACTTGAGAAAGCCTACCAATGGTTCACGTTCGGCGCACGTACTCGCCTCATGTCTGGCGGCAGGATAGCAGTCATTCACACCCGCTGGCACCAGGATGACCTCATTGGGCATCTCATCAAGGACGGTGCCAACAACCCCAAGGCCGACCAGTACGAAGTCTTCGAGTTCCCCGCCATGCTGGAGACCTCCAGCGGGCTCAAGGCGCTCTGGCCCGAGAAGTTTGACCTGGACGCCCTGGAGCGGACCAAGGCGTCGATGCCTGCCTACCAGTGGAACGCCCAGTTCATGCAGAACCCCACGGGGGAGCAGGGTGCAATCATCCAGCGGGACTGGTGGAAGCCGTGGAAACGCGAATCTGCACCCCAGTGCGAGTACGTCATCATGGCGCTGGACGCTGCGGCAGAGAAGAACAACCGTGCTGACTACACCGCACTCCTGACATTCGGAGTCTTCTCCGACGATGAGCTGACCAAGGGCGAGCCGCACATCATCCTGCTGAACGCCATCAAGGTACGAGTGGAGTTCCCTGAATTGAAGGATCTTGCCATACGTGAGTGGCGGGATTGGGAGCCCGACGCGTTCATCGTTGAGAAGAAATCCAGCGGCACGCCGCTGTACCAGGAACTGCGTCGCTTGGGGATCCCCGTGCAGGAGTTCACGCCCCACAGGGGCACCGGGGACAAGGTGGCCCGTATCAACGCTGTGGCCGACATCATCCGTTCAGGCATGGTGTGGTACCCCGAGGGCCGTAGGTGGGCCGAGGATGTGATTGAAGAGACTGTTGCGTTTCCGTTTGGATCGCACGACGACCAGGTGGATTGTTTAGGCATAGCCCTCGCCCGCTTCCGCCAAGGCGGATTCATCGGCCTGCCAAGTGACTACCGCGACTACACTCCCACCGCTGCACGGCGTGCGGCGTACTACTGACCCTTAAATTCTTTGGAGCCCCCATGGCGACCAACATCGACAAAGCGCTGTACACCACCCCCACGCCCATGGGCCTTGCAGCCCCCACCGAGCCCGCCATCGAGATCGAGATCGAGAACCCTGACTCCGTCACGGTCGGCATCGACGGCTTGGAGGTCGTCCTTGAGCCCGGTGCCGAAGGCCCGGAGGACTTCGATGCGAACCTCGCGGAGTTCATGGATGAGGGCGCCCTGCAGTCGCTCGCCAGCCAGTTGATCAGCGATGTGGACGAGGACATCCAGAGCCGCAAGGACTGGGAGAGCACCTACTCCGAAGGGCTGAAGCTGCTGGGCCTGAAGGCCGAAGAGCGCACCGAGCCGTGGTCCGGTGCCTGTGGGGTGTTCTCGCCCATCCTGACCGAAGCTGTCGTGCGGTTCCAGAGCGAGTCCATCACCGAGATGTTCCCAGCACAGGGGCCGGTGAAGACCAACATCATCGGGAAGAAGACCCGAGAGAAGGAAGACGCAGCGGCGCGTGTCAAGGATGACATGAACTACCAGTTGACGGAGGTCATGACCGAGTACCGCCCGGAGCACGAGAAGCTTCTGTGGAACCTGCCCATCGCCGGCTCTGCGTTCAAGAAGGTGTACTTCGACCCGAACCTGCAGCGGCAGATCTCGACGTTCGTCCCGGCTGAGGATGTCATTCTGCCCTACGGGGCCACGGAGCTTTCGTCCTGCCCACGCATCACCCACCGGATGCGGAAGACCAAGAACGAGATCGTCAAGCTGCAGGCAGCAGGTTTTTACCGTGAACTGTCGCTCAATGAGCCGTCCAAGGACATCTCTGACATCCAGAAAAGCAAGGACAACGAGACGGGGTTCTCTGCGTCCTACGACGACCGGTATCAGATCCTTGAGATCCATGCGGAGATTGACCTCCCGGGGTTTGAAGATGAGGACGATGGTAAGCCCACGGGGATTGCCCTGCCTTACGTCGTTACCATTCTCAAGGACACTCAAGAGGTTCTGTCCATCCGTAGGAACTATCTGGAGGACGATCAGACGCGGCAGGCGCGTCAGCACTTCGTGCACTACCAGTACGTCCCCGGCTTCGGCAGCTACGGGTTCGGCCTGATCCACCTCATCGGTGGCGCGGCCAAGAGCGCTACGTCCCTGACCCGGCAGTTGGTCGATGCGGGCACGCTGAGCAACCTCCCTGGGGGCCTGAAGGCCCGTGGCCTGCGGATCAAGGGCGACGACACTCCCATCGCCCCGGGCGAGTTCAGGGATGTGGATGTGCCCTCGGGCACGGTGCGTGACAACATCATGCCCCTGCCGTACAAGGAGCCCAGCCAGACGCTGCTGGCCCTGCTCAACGGCATCGTGGAAGAGGCGCGTCGGTTCGCCGCCACGGCGGACATGAAGATCAGCGACATGAGTGCCCAGGCCCCGGTGGGTACGACGCTCGCGTTGCTGGAGCGGCAGTTGAAGATCATGTCGGCTGTCCAGGCTCGCATGCACTTCGCCATGAAGCAGGAGTTGAAGCTCCTGGCCGCGATCATCAGGGACTACACCGACGAGGACTACAGCTACGAGGCCGAGGCGCCGGAGGGCGCCCGCGCCAAGCGCAGCGACTACCGCTACACCGAGATCATCCCGGTGTCGGATCCCAACGCGGCCACGATGAGCCAGCGGCTGGTGCAGTACCAAGCGGCGTTCCAGATGTCGCAGTCTGCGCCCCAGGTGTACAACATCCCCCGGCTCCACCGCCAGATGCTGGAGGTGCTGGGCATCAAGAACGCGGACAAGATCATCGAGCTACCCGAGGACCGCAAGCCGACCGATCCGATCACGGAGAACATGGATGTGCTGCGCATGCGCCCGCTCAAGGCGTTCGCGTACCAGGACCACGAGGCGCACATCGCCGCGCACCAGTCGTTCATGCAGGACCCGAGGGTCGCCGCTGCAGTGGGCCAGAACCCCGCCGCGCAGCAGATGATGGCTGCCCTCATGGCGCACATCGCGGAGCACACGGCGTTCGCGTACCGGGCTCAGGTGGAGATGAACTTGGGCGTGCCCCTGCCCGCCCTGGACGAGGACGACGATGTGCCGATCCATCCGACCGATGAGAAGGCCCTGGCCCCGCTGGTGGCCGCTGCGGCGCAGCGCACGATGATGCAGAACCAAGCCCAGGCCGCACAGCAGCAAGCCCAGGCCCAGGCGCAGAACCCGGAGATCCAACTCAAGCAGGCCGAGCTTGCGCTCAAGGAGCGCGACAGCCAGCGCAAGGCGCAGAACGACCAGTACGACTTCGAGCTTGGGAAGGCTCGTCTGGAGCTTGACAGGGTCAAGACTCTCATCGACGCCAGCAAGGGTGGGGAAGACCCCCGGCTGAAGGCCGCGTTGGCGCAGCAAGAGTTGACGCACAAGGAGCAGGCGCACCAGCAGAAGCTTCGACAGCAGGCGCAGTCGGCAGCCCTGAAGGCCGCGCAACGCGCTCAACCTAAGCCTGGGGCACAGTGATGGAAGACAACAAACCTCTCTCAGTCTTGCGCAAGAAGTTGCGCGAGCGTATGAATGACCTCGCCGATACCGTAGCTGGTGGAGGCGCTAAGGATTTCGGTGACTACCGGAATCTCTGCGGACAGATACACGGACTGGCTGTCGCAGAGCGTGAAATCCTAGACTTACAGTCCGCTATGGAGCAATCTGAAGATGAGTGAACTTGTCCTGTCGGACGGCGTGTCAACGTCGGTCCTCCCTGAAACGCCCGAAGAGAAGGCAAAACAACTGCCCGATCCGAAGACGTACCACATCCTCTGCATGCTGCCGGAGGCCGAAGAGTCCTATGAGAGTGGGCTTCTGAAGGCAGGCCAGACCATGCACTTCGAGGAGGTGCTGTCGCCTGTGCTGTTCGTGGTCAAGTTGGGCCCGGACTGCTACAAAGACCCCATCCGCTTCCCCTCCGGCCCCTCCTGCAAGGAAGGCGACTTCGTCTTGGTTCGCCCGAATACCGGCACCAGGATCAAGATCCATGGGCGAGAGTTCCGCATCATCAACGATGACAGCGTCGAAGCTGTCATCCAAGATCCGAGGGGGGTCCAACGTGCTTGACAAACAAGAGTTCAAGTTCCCGGACGAAGTCCCGGTGAACACCAAGGAAGAGAAGGTTGACTTCGAGGTCGAAGGCGACAGCGGCACGGAAATCGAGGTGGTGGATGACACCCCCGAGCAGGACAAGGGCCGCAAACCGCTTGATCGCCCAGTCACTGACCCCACTGACGACGAGCTTCAGGACTACAGCGAGAAGGTGCGTTCGCGCATCAAGGAACTGACCCACGCCCGTCACGACGAACGACGCGCCAAGGAAGCGCTGGAGCGGCAGCACAATGAAGCCATCAGGGCCGCACAGGTGCTGGTCGAAGAGAACAAGAAGCTCAAGGATCAGTTGACCCAAGGGCAGACGGGGTTCATCTCCCAGGCGCAGAAACTGGCGGAAGTCGAGGTCGAGAAGGCCAAGGCCGCGCTCAAGACCGCGCATGAGGCGGGGGACACCGAAGCCTTCGTGGAAGCTCAAGCCAAGCTCAACGAAGCGATCTTCAACCAGCAGCGCGTGAAAGCGTTCAAGCCCCCCTTGCAAAAGGCGGCGGAACCTGATAACGTGTCGGCACAACAGGCTGCGCCTACGGCACCGGTTCAGCAACCTGACCCCAAGTACCTCGCTTGGAGACAGAAGAACCCGTGGTTCGGTGAAGACGATGAGATGACGAGCTTGGCGCTCGGCCTGCACAACAAGCTCGCCAAGGGTGGCACAGCGGTCGGTTCGGACGAGTACTACTCGACCATCGACAAACGGATGCGCCAAGTCTTCCCGGACAGATTCGAGGCGGAGCCCGCGCCCGCCAAGAAACCCGCTACGGTTGTAGCGCCATCAAGCAGGGCAACGTCGGCCAAGAAAGTTGTGCTGACGCAAAGCCAAGTCGCCCTTGCACGAAAGCTCGGCCTCACCCCCGAGCAGTACGCGAAAGCGGTTGCGGAACAGATGAGGAGAGAAAATGCCTGAAACGCCCCGGATCCCGCGAGACTTTGAGACTCGCGCCAAGGCAGAGCGCCCCATGACCTGGAAGCCTGCCGAACTGCTCCCGGACCCGACCCCGGCTCCTGGGTATGTGTACCGGTGGATTCGCGTCAGCACCATGGGGACCGCCGACCCCAGGAACATCACCTCCAAGTTCCGCGAAGGTTGGGAACCTGTCAAGGTTGCAGACCATCCTGAGCTTCAGCACCTGTGCGATCCGCAGTCGCGGATTCCGGGCTCCCTGGAGATCGGTGGCCTCATCCTCTGCCGAACCCCCAAAGAACTCGTTGATCAACGGAATGCCTTCTACCAGGGTCAGGCGTCTGGCCAGATGGAGTCTGTGGACAACACCTTCATGCGCGAGAACGACCCCCGGATGCCGCTCTTCAAGAACCGGCGTTCTGAGGTGTCCTTCGGACGCGGACAGTAACCAAGGAGTCTTAAATGGCTTACCCCATTCTCGACGGCCCGTACGGGTACAAGCCGGTCAATCTGATCGGTGGTCAGGTGTTCTCGGGTTCCACCCGTGAGTACCCCATCGCCTACAACTACGGTACGGCGATCTTCTACGGCGATCCGGTCGTTCTCACGAACGGCTTCATCAACATCGCCACGGTCCCGGTGAACACCACCAACACCACGGTGGGCATCTTCCTGGGCTGCTCGTACACCGACCCGGTGACGAAGCAGAAGCGCTTCAGCCAGTACTACCCGGCCAACACCCTCGCGGGTGACATCGCCGCTGTGGTGTGCGACGACCCGGACACGGTCTTCCGCATCGCTGTGGTGACGGCTGCTGGTGTGACGACCATCGGCTCGATGTCGCAGCTTGTGGTGGGCGCCAACGCTGCTGGTTCGACCACGACGGGCTCTGCCTCCACCGGCAACAGCACGCTGGGTGTCGTCGGTGCTGCGGCCAACACCGCGAGCGCCGGCTTCCGCATCCTGCAACTGGTCCCTGAGAGCCAAGTCCGCACCCCGGCGACGTACGTCTCCGGCAGCGGCAGCACCTCGGTGGTGGTCTCCGGTCTGACGGTCGGTCAGGTCATCCCCATCGGCACGGACATCTTCCAACTGGTGCCCGCCACGGGTCAGCTTCAGTTCACTGGGGCCTCCCTGACCGCCGCCGCAACGGTGACCACCACGGGCAACACGACGCTGACGGTGACGAACTCGCCGGCCAACTCGGTGACTGGCCCCAACCTCGTGCTGGTGCAGAGCCCGGAAGTGCTGGCGAAGCTGAACTTCAGCGCTCACCGCTACTACGTCGCCTGATAAGGAGCATCCATCATGGCAATTTCTCGTGCCCAACTACTCAAGGAACTGCTCCCTGGCCTGAACGCCCTGTTCGGTCTGGAGTACAAGCGCTACGGCGAAGAGCACAAGGAGATCTACGAAACGGAGACCTCCGAGCGTTCGTTTGAAGAGGAGACCAAGCTCTCCGGCTTCAGCGCCGCCCCGGTGAAGAACGAAGGTGCCGCAATCCAGTACGACAACGCACAGGAAGCGTGGACCGCTCGTTACAACCACGAGACCATCGCAATGGGCTTTTCCATCACCGAAGAGGCGATGGAAGACAACCTGTACGACAGCCTCTCGGCGCGTTACACCAAGGCGCTCGCCCGGGCCATGGCCTACACCAAGCAGGTCAAGGCCGCTGCCATCCTCAACAACGGTTTCAACGCCGGTGTCGTGTATGGCGACGGTCAGCCTCTGTTCAGCACCGCGCACCCCCTGGTGTCCGGTGGCACCAACAGCAACCGTCCCACGACGGGCGCTGACCTGAACGAGACCTCGCTGGAAGCCGCCGTGATCCAGATCGCGGGCTGGACGGATGAGCGTGGTCTGCTCATCGCTGCCAAGCCTCGGAAGCTGATCGTTCCTCCGGCCCTTCAGTTCGTCGCCACGCGTCTGCTGGAAACCAACCTCCGTGTTGGCACCAACGACAACGACATCAACGCGCTGAAGAACAATGGCAGCATCCCGGAAGGGTACACGATCAACCACTGGTTGACCGACACCAACGCGTGGTTCATCAAGACCGACGTTCCGAACGGTCTCAAGCACTTCGTTCGGGTGCCGCTGGCGACGTCTATGGACGCCGACTTCGACACTGGGAACTCGCGGTTTAAGGCGCGCGAAAGATTTTCTTTCGGCGTCAGCGATAGTTTGGGAGCGTTTGGAAGCCCCGGCGCGTGACACAAAAGGCTTGTAAATCAAGCACTTAGGCCCCTTCGGGGGCCTTTTTCATGTCTTTTGTGTTTCAAGGCTCCGGAGTGTTGACAAGCCGTGTTCAGTAGCTTAGAATCGCTCCTCACTAACCCAAGGGGCCCAGCATGGCTGTCATCTATCGCATCACCAACATGGCAAACGGTAAGTTTTATATCGGCAGTGCCGATAGCTTTGCTCGCAGAGAGTGGCAACATAAATATGCTTTGCGCCGAAACGAGCACAAGAATCCGCACCTCCAAGCCGCATGGAACAAGTACGGTGAAGAGATGTTTGTCTTCGAGATTGTGGAAACCATCCCTGAAGGAGAAGATCAACTTGTCTGGGAAGATAAGTGGCTGCGGGAGTGTGTCGGCAAAACAGACTGCTACAACGTAAACACATTGGCAACGGCGCCACGGCTTGGAATTACGCTGTCAGAGGAAAGTAAAGCTCAACTTAGCGCGAATAGAAAAGGCAAACATGCAGGCGAAGACCATTATCGTTACGGCCAGACCGTCAGCGACGAGGTGCGCCAAAAGATAGCAAACACTCAGCGCGGAAAACCCAAGAAGCCCGGGCGGAAGGTATCAGAAGCGGGGTTGGCGAAGATTCGCGCAGCGGCTGAGGCGGGGCATTACAGCCACTGGGAGGGCCGCAACCACACTGAAGAAGCCAAGGAAAAGATGCGCCGCCCCGTCATCGCCATCCTGCCTGATGGATCGCGCCGGGAGTTCAAAGGCATCGCCCTGGCCGGAGAAGAGCTTGGCACGCCCTACCAGATGCTGGTCCGCATCTGCCGCGACAAGAAGCCTGTGGTCCGTGGGAAGTTTGCTGGGTGGCAGTTCTTCTATGCTGATGAGGAGCCCACCCCAGTTGTCATCCCGGAGGAGTTCAAGGATCTTCCGAGGACGCGGCAGCAGGCCAAGGAGACGGGCGCCAAGCAGTACTTCACGGGCCTCCCCTGTACCCATGGGCACTTGAGCCCCAGGCTGACGAAGGGAACTTGTCTGGCCTGCCGCAAAGCGGGTTTGGCTTGACCCAGCCCCCCCGGGTATGCTAGGCTCCGCCTAGACCGAGATCCGCGCTACGCGCAGACCCACCCGCCGACTGACTCGGCAGACCTCCCCTCAAGGACGGCGGGTGCAGACTGAGGAAAAGCCATGGGCTTCACGACCTTCTCCGGCCCGATCCGCTCGGGCACCGTGCGCTACGGCGCTCAAGAAAACACCGGCCTCGCAGTTCTGACCCAGTCCTACGATACGGGCGTCGTCACTGCAGGCGTCGGCAACGTCGATGCGCAGTTCGGCACTCTGCCCCAAGGCGCCCAGATCGTGGACATCACCGTCGATCAGGTGGTGGTCCCGGGCGGCTCTTCGACCTCGACGGTGTCTGTGGGCTCGACCTCGGGCGGCGCGGAACTCATGGCGGCGGTGGCGACGACCGCTGGCGGGCGTTTCCGGGGAGTTGCGACTGCGGCCACGCAGCTTGCGTGGCAGACCTCCACGACGGCGGACACGCCGGTTTTCGTGCGCTACGCGGTGGGCGTTGCTGCGGGTGTTGGACGGGCCATCGTCACGGTGAGCTACGTCCAGCGTGCCCCGGACGGTTCGCAGAACCCGACGACGTTCCAGAACTGATCCCAGCCCCGCTGCAGCGGGGCTTCCTCTATCTAAGAGGCCAAGAGCATGATGCAAACTGATGTCAAGATGGGCACGGTTGGCGCGGCTGCGTCCGCGTCCATCTACGATGAGCGTACCCGGATCAAGGCAATTGCTATGACGTTTACCGCGTCTGCAGGTGCTTTGACCATCGCGGATGGCAACGGCGGTCCCACGTTGTTCTCGTTTACGCCTGCTGCCGCTGCAGGTTCACTTTACATGCTGCTGCCTGGGGAGGGAATCCTGGCGCGTACGGGCGTGTATGCAACTACTGGCACCGGAACTACCGCAACGGTGTTCTATGGCTAAGACCCCCGCATGGCAACGCAAGGAAGGCAAATCTGAGGCTGGTGGCCTCAACGCCAAAGGCCGCGCTTCCTACAACGCTGCAAACCCCGGTAAGCCGGGACTGAAAGCCCCGCAACCTGAAGGTGGTCCTCGTCGAGATTCCTTTTGCGCCCGCATGAAAGGGATGAAGAAAAAGCTGACGAGCGAGAAGACGGCTAAGGACCCCAATTCTCGTATCAACAAGAGCCTCCGGGCGTGGAACTGCTGACATGAAACCAGAACTGACCGAGCAGACAAAAACCGTTGTGGACGCCTTGTCCGTCGTCACCGTGCTAGGTACACTACTCCAAGCCCTTCCCGCCCTCGCGGCGTTGTTCACCATCATCTGGACCGCCCTGCGCATCTGGGAAACTGAAACTGTGCGCGGCTGGACCGGGCGCGGGAAAGCCAAAGATGCCGTACAAGAGTGACTCCCAGACCCGCCTCATGCGGGCCGTCACCCGAAGCACCAAACCCACCACTGGGCCCAAGGCCCGAAGCACCAAACCCACCACTGGGCCCAAGGCCCGAAGGAGCCCGAAATGAAGCACAAGGCGAAGTCCGAGTCCCCCGCGATGGCCAAGAAGGAGGTGGCCTTCATGAAGAAGAAGGGCGCTCCGAAGTCCATGATCAAGCACGAGATGGCCGAAGCCAAGGGCAAGCCGTTCGCCAAGGGCGGCGGTGTCGAGTCCAAGGGAAAGACCCGGGGCAAGATGGTGAAGATGATGGGCGGCGGAAGCTGCAAGTAAGGAGAACGGGATGCCAAGGCACTACCGCACCCCCACGGCAGAGGAATCTGTCAAGCTGGAAAAGTCCCGCTCCATGATGCAGAAGGGCATCGAAGGCGAGAAGGACTTCATGTCCAAGATCTCTACCACGATGGCGAAGTCTGCCCGGGACGAGCAACGCGCAGCCAAGAAGCTGCGCCAATCGGTTTCGCCTGCTGCCCGCGAGGGTGAGGCGTACAACCAAGCAGGCTACGCCAAGGGTGGCAAGGTCAAGGCGTACCGCAGTGGCGGCTACGTCAGAGCCGCTGACGGGTGTGCGGAGCACGGGCTTACCAAGGGAAGGATAGTGTGAGATGGACAACCGTACCGCTGCCCAAGGTGGACGCATGCGCCCGCAGACCTTCGGGGATGCCTTCAGGGAAGCTCGCCTAGCGGGTGACAAGACCTTTGAATTCAAGGGCAAGACCTACACCACCAAGACTGCTGAAGAGCAGAGCCGAGAGATCGCCGCCAAGGCCGCTGCAGGCTCTGGGCGCGGGCCGTCCGCTGGCAGGACGGCTGCTGATCGGGATGTGACTGTGGGCCGTGCTGAGATCCCCACGAGTGGTGCGGCGCGGGGCCCTGCTTCGACCGGCGAAGGCAGCATGTCCGACACGACCCGGAATGTCCTGAACACGCTCGGAGCCCTTGGTGCGGGTGCTGGTGCGGGCCTGGGTGCCCGGGCGCTGATGCGCCATCAAGCTGCCAAGCGGGCTGCTGAGGCTGAACGTCTCGCCTCGCGGATCGAGCCGATGCTTGCCACGGGCCGCGCCCCGGGTAGCGGCAAGTTCAGGGCCAGTGAAGCGCCGTTGCGTCGTGCTCGGGAAGAAGCTGTCGAAGAAATGGCGGCAGAGCCGAAGTTCAAGCGCGGCGGCAAGGTGAAAGCCTACAAGAGCGGCGGATCAGTTCGTGGTGCCGGTATCGCGCAGCGCGGCGTCAAGCAGTGCAAGGTGTACTGAGATGAAGGTCAGCAGGGGCATGGGCGCCATCCGCCCGGAGCTAAAACGTCCCAAAGTCATCCGCCGCAAGGACGGTGACAAGGTTGACCTCTACGCCGAAGGCGGTGAGACGCGCTCGCGTCCCCAGAACCCATCCCTGTGGTCGAAGGTCAAGGCAGAAGCCAAGGCCAAGTTTGATGTGTACCCCAGTGCCTACGCTAACGCATGGGCAGCGAAGGAGTACAAGTCTCGTGGTGGTACGTGGGCCGGTGCAGACAACCGGGTGAAGCGTGGCTAAGGGCGGGCTCGGCAAGTGGTTCGGTGAGAAGTGGGTCGATGTGAAGACCGGGAAGGCGTGTGGCCGGTCAGGAGAGGAGAAGTCCTCGCGTGCTTACCCTGCTTGCCGCCCCGCCAAAGCTGCGAGCAAACTCTCCGCTGCCCAGCGGGCGGCGATGGTGGAGCGCAAGACAGGGCCTGCTAGGCAGGCATGGCCGGTGAGTCCTTCGGGAAAGAAACGCGGCAATACCGGTAAGTAAAGGAGCACATGATGGCAAAGAATTGGATCGCTGGGGCTATCAAGAAGCCTGGGGCACTCAGGGAGTCTTTGGGTGTCAAAAAGGGTGAGAAGATCCCAGCGGGGAAACTTGCTAAGGCAGCTAAGGCGCCGGGTAAGATGGGTCAACGCGCTCGTCTGGCGCAGACGCTGAAGAAGCTGGGAAAGTGACATGACCACTTCCGGGACCGCCGCGTTCAACCTCGACTTGAACGAAATTGTCGAGGAAGCCTTCGAGAGAAATTCTGCGGAGCTTCGCACGGGCTACGACCTACGTACAGCGCGGCGGTCTCTGAATCTACTTTTGGCAGATTGGGCGAACCGCGGAATTAACCTCTGGACTGTAGCCCAGGACACGATCCCCTTGGTGCAGGGCACGAACACCTACAACCTGCCGCAAAACACGGTAGACCTCATCGAGCATGTGATCAGAACCGGCGCAGGGAACGTCTCGACCCAGGTCGATCTGACCATCACGCGTATCTCCGTCTCGACCTACTCGTCCATCCCCAACAAGCTGCAGCAGGCACGGCCCATCCAAGTGTGGGTCAATCGCCAAGCCCCGACGCCTCAGATCACTGTGTGGCCTACGCCTGATCAGACGGGCGTGTATCAGTTCGTCTACTGGTACCTTCGCCGGATCCAAGATGCCGGTGCTGGCGGTGAGTACACCCAGGATGTGCCGTTCAGGTTCCTGCCGTGTCTTGTCTCCGGTCTGGCCTATTACTTGGCACTGAAAGTGCCGGGTGGCATGGAGAGACTGCAGACGCTGAAGGCCCAGTATGACGAGGACTGGGACCGCGCTTCCAGCGAAGACCGTGACAAGAGTGCCATCCGCTTCGTTCCGCGCCAGCAATTCATCGCCTAAAACGTCATGGCAAACCGCTTCGCAAACGGACGTAAAAGTTTTGGCTTCTGTGATCGTTGTGGTTTCCGTTTCGACCTAAAGAAGCTGAAAAACGAGGTCATTAAGACCAAACAAACGGCTATACGTTCGTGCCCGGCTTGTTGGAGTCCCGATCACCCACAGTTGCAGTTGGGGATGTACCCGATTAGCGACCCCCAGGCCATCCGCGATCCGCGTCCTGACACGAACACTTGGTACCAGTCGGGCGCCAACGGACTGCAGGTCGATCCGACCCCTGGCACCGGGCCGCTCCAAGACGGCTTCCCTGGCGAAGGCATGCTGATCATCCAGTGGGGTTGGAACCCCATCGGCGGTGCGCAAGGCTTCGTAGACCCCCTGACCCCCAACACTTTGGTCGGTCGGGGCGAAGTCGGGCAAGTGACCATTTCCTAAACCGCCCATCGGCGGTATCATCTACACGGGCGCAGCCCGAAGGAGTGAACCATGAAGAGCATGTCCCCCAAGCAAGCGGTCCACAAGCATGAGGCCGCGATGCACCCGGGCAAGCCCAAGACCAAGCTCGCCAAGGGCGGGGTCACCAACCAGATGCTGATGCAGTCTGGCCGCAACATGGCCCGCGTCGGCAACCAAGGCGCCGTTGGGCGCAAGGGGAAGTGACATGCTGAAGGCCAAGCCCGTGCCCACCCCGGTGATCAACGCTCCCGCGCCCATGCCACGCATGGTGGTGGGCAGCATCGCCACTTCCCCGGCTCCTGGCCCGAAGACGACCGGCATCAAGATGCGCGGCGCTGGTGCAGCGACCAAGGGCACGATGGCCCGGGGGCCGATGGCGTGAACTACACCGAACTGAAGACCGCTGTTGAAAACACCGTCGAGAATACGTTCTCGGCGGGTGACTTCGCCACGATGACGGATTTGGCGGAGCAGAAGATCTACAACACGGTACAGTTTCCAGCGCTGCGCAAGAACGTCACGGGCACGTTGAGTCAAGGAAATCAATACCTGACCACGCCCGGTGATTTCTTGTCGGTCTTCAGCTTGGCGGTCATCGACGCTACAGGGAAGTACAGCTATCTCCTGAACAAGGATGTCAACTTCATCCGGGAGAGCTATCCTGACCCCGCCGCTCAAGGACAGCCGAGGTACTACGCGCTGTTTGGTCCCGTGTACAACCTGCCAACAGAATTGACGTTCATCCTCGGCCCAACGCCTGGGGCCGGGTATTCGGCAGAACTGCACTACTTCTACTACCCCGAAAGCATCGTCACGGCGGGTACGTCCTGGCTTGGTGACAACTTCGACAGTGCCTTGTTCAACGCTGTCTTGGTAGAAGCCGCTCGGTTCATGAAGGCTGAACAGGACATCGTTCAGTTGTACGTCGGGCAGTTCAACGACTCCATCCTGCTGCTGAAGAACCTGGGCGACGGCAAGAACCGCATGGACGCCTACCGCAGCGGGCAAGTCAGGAACCCGGTGAAGTAAATGCCCATCCTTCAAGGTCTCTGTTCCTCCTTCAAGCAGGAGTCCTGGCTGGGCATCCACGATCTGGACACCGATGTCCTGAAGCTCGCGCTCTACACGGCCACCGCGAACCTCAGTCAGGCTACGACGGCGTACACCCTTACGGGTGAGGTGTCTGGCACAGGGTACACCGCTGGCGGTGAGATCCTCACCGGGGTCCAAGTCCTGCTCTCCGGCACCACGGCCTACGTCACGTTCAACAACCCTATGTGGACCGGTGCTTCGTTTGTCTGCCGAGGCGGGCTGATCTACAACACCAGCAAGGCCGACCGCGCCATTGCCGTGCTCGACTTCGGAGCGGACAAAACCGCCTCGGGCAACTTCACCATTCAACTTCCGGCGTCAACCGCCACAACCGCGCTTCTGCGCTTCGCATAGGAGTTTTCTCATGTTGACCGAGTCTAAGGCCACTGACATGGTTGCCGTTTCCGTCGTTTCTGCCGCAGAACCGATGGACCACGCTCGCGCCCATGGCGTATTCCACTTCAAGTGCTTCGATGCCGATGGCAATCTGAAGTGGGAGGCCGACGCGCCCAATCTGGTGGTGAACGTGGGCCTGAAGGACATGAACGAGAAGTACTTCACCGGCTCTTCGTACACGGCTACGTGGTTTCTGGGGCTCATCAATGCCAGCCCGACGCCGAGTTACGCAGCGGGCGACACCGCTGCGGCTCATGCGGGCTGGGTTGAAACGGCGGCGTACAGCAACGCCACGCGCCCAACCTGCACGTTCGGCACCTCCACCACGGCAGATCCGTCTGTAATCAGCAACACGGCTTCGCCCGCGTCGTTCAATATCAATGGCACGGTGACCGTCGCTGGCGCGTTCCTCATCAGCAACAGCACCAAGAGCGGTACTACCGGGATCCTCTTTTCCGAGGCCAACTTCTCGTCCCCGGGCTCGCGCTCGGTCGTCAGCGGCGATGTGATTCAGGTCACCTATACCTTCAACCTCGACGCGGTCTAAGGAGCGCCACATGGCTACCAAGTTTATCAAAGGGCAAGAAGTGCAAGTGATCAGCGTCGTCCCCAAAGGTCCAGTGCAGAAGCTGCGCATGGACGAAGACGGCGTGTTTTGGTACTTGCTGTCCTGGGAAGAGGCGGGCGAGACCAAGGAGCGCTGGTTCCGAGAAGACCAGTTGATCGAGGCTTGATGTGTACGACGGCGGTTGGGGCTCTGGGGGATGGGGGGAAGCCGCCTGGGGCGCCTCCGTCTTCTCAGGCGCTACGTCTGACACCGCCAGAAGTAGTGATGCTGTAGCCGCTCTGCTGAAGACGGTCGTTACCGCAGTCAGCGAAACCGCTAGGGGCAGTGATGCCGTAAATGCGCTAGCCACTTTTGGCTCCGCCGTCAGTGAAACAGCGCGACCCAGCGAGGCCGTAGCCGCAGGCATTACGGTAGGTTCAGCCGCCAGTGAAACGGCACGACCAAGTGATGCGGTGGCGGCGGGTGTTACCGCAGCCTCATCGGTCAGTGAAACAGCAAGAGCCTCGGAGGCCGCTGCCGCCTCGGTAACGTTGGGTTCGACCCTGTCAGAGACAGCCCGCACTAGCGAGGTAATTGCTGCGCGACTAACAAACTCTATTGCGTCAATTAGTGAGACCGCAAGAGCAAGCGACATCCAAAACGCAAGCGTTACTTTTGCCAGTGCGGTTTCAGATACTGCGCGACCCAGCGACGCCGTAGCCGCAGGGGTAACATTTACGTCTACGCTCAGTGACACGGCGCGGCCAAGTGACGGTGTTGGCGCACTAAGCACAACGGGGGCTGCGGTATCGGAGACTGCCACCGCTGCTGATACTATTGTTGGCTCGAATCGGATTTCTGTTGCAACTTCTGATTTTGCAACCGTCGCTGACGCGGTTGTATCAACGCCTGTCTACCAACAAAACATCTCTGAAACCGCAGTTGCTTCGGATAAAACCGGGTGGGGTTTTGGCGGTTGGGGAGAAAACGAATGGGGCGGGGGTAATAACCTTTTTGCCGCCGTTATTTTCGGTGCAGCAGTTTCAGATACCGCCACTGGCGCAGATACCGCAAGCTCGTTAGTCACCTTTGCATCTTTCCTTAGTGAAACCGTGAGACCCAGTGAAGTTGCGTCTGCGCTGGTGACGTTTTTGTCGGCAGTGAACGACAATGCCAGTGCGGTCGATACCGTAAGCGCGGCTACGTCGGTTAACGCCGCGGTGTCTGAAACAAGCAAAGTTTCTGATGCCGCAAGTTCACTGCTTGTGTTTTCCGCAAACGTTGCAGAAACAGTCAATGGTTTAGACAGCTACTCAGCGCTAACTACGTTTCCCGCATCGCTTAGTGAAATGGCACATATGAGCGAGTCCGCTTCTGCGCTAATTACTTTTGCTTCGGCGGTGAGTGAAACTGCCAACGCAAGCGACGCGGCTTCCACACTTGTAAACTTTGCCAGCAAAATCTCGGAGACAGGAACCGCCTCAGAATCTTTGTCAGCAGTGCTGTCGTTTACAGCTAATGTAAGTGAAACCGCCACCGGTTCTGACGGCGTTCAGTCGGTTTTCACGATACAAGCGGCTGTGGCTGAGACCGTAGATGCTACCGACGCGTTTTCTGCAACACTTACGTTTACGACCAAGCTAAATGAGACGGCTACGGTAGTTGATGCCACTGCTGCATTAGTCACTTTTGCCACCCAAGTAGTAGAAATAGCAAGAGCGACGGATACACTCGGTGCCCTGTCGACTTTTACTAGTTCCGTGTCAGAGACCGGGGTAGCGACAGATGCAGTTTCTTCTGTGCTTTTGTTCTTGTCCGCGCTCAACGAAACGGCTACCGCTGCCGACGCGGCTTCTGCCATTAGTACGCTCGGGGCAAGTGTCAGCAACAGCGCTACGGTTGCCGACGCAGGTGTTGGATACCTTATTGTTCCCCGTGCTGTAAGTAATACCGCTGTCGCTGCGGATACGCTAAACGCGCTGGGAACATTTTTGTCGTCTATTTCAGCCACGGCGACCGGCGCGGACACGTTTGTGGCGCAAGTACAGTTTCAGGTGAGTTTAGCCGAAGCCGCCACGGGGGCGATGACCGTTACTGCAAGCACACTTGCCCAATCAAACGTAAGTGAAAGCGCGGCAGGAGAAGCGCTAGTTCTTGCACTTTCAACATTCCAGGCGGTTATTAGCGAGGCCCTCACGAGCACTGATGCGGCAAGCACGACGGTAGTTTTCAACGCCGAAGTCATCGAGACCGTCGAGGGCGCCGACGCGGACGGGGCGACGGTTGTTCTCCAGGCCGCGATCAGTGATACGAGCGCGGCCTCGGACCTTTTGGTCGGCGGGTACCTGTGGAATCCGGTTGATGACAGCCAGAGCCCGAACTGGCAGAATATCCACAACGCCCAGAACCCCGCCTGGAACCCGGTACAGGCCGCGCAGAGCCCCAACTGGCAAAACGTCCAGAACCCGCAACTCCCGGCGTGGGCCGACATCCCCAACGCCCAAGGCCCCGGCTGGGGCGAGATCCAGACTTGAGAGGTACCTATGCCAACCAGCTTCACCACCAACCTCCGCCTCTCCAACCCCGGCCTGGGCGATACCGGCTGGGGCTCCACCGTCAGCAACGGGATGATCGACTTGGTCGATCCGGCGATTGCAGGGACGACGACTCTCAGCGCAGATACCGATGTCATCCTGACGACAGCCAACGGGATGGCGGATCAGGCGAGGCAGATGATCCTCAACTGCACGGGCTCCCGGGCCGCGCAGCGCACCATCACGGCTCCGGCGTCCAGCAAGGTCTACGTGGTCATCAACGGCACCACTGGGGGCTTCGGGGTCAAGATCGTCGGCGTGGGCCCGACGACGGGCGTGGTGGTGCCCGCAGGGCGCATGGCGGTGGTGGCGTGGAACGGGTCGGACTTCGTCACGCTCGGGGCGGTTGTGGACCTGCATGTCGCGGGGCAGACCAGAATCCAAGACAGCGCCAGTGCGTCCAACTACATCCTGATCGGTTCGGGCGCAAACGCCCCCCGAGGCGGCAATTCGGTGATGGCCCAGACCGGAAGCATGGTCATGGGGACCGAGGCAGCGTCCTCGTTGTTTTTTGTTACCAACGCCGCCGTGGCGATGACGCTGGACGCCTCCGGCAACCTCGGCCTCGGGGTGACGCCGAGTGCTTGGGGGGCAAACTTCCGAGCACTAGAGCTTCAGTACAGCAGCGGTGCAAGTGTCGTTGCGGGGCTATATCCGGTCATTGCCGCCAACACTTACAACGACAACACAAATTGGATTTATAAAACAACTGCCGCTGCGTCTTACTACTCGCAAGTGCTGGGCCAGCACCGCTGGTTCACCGCCCCCTCTGGCACCGCTGGCAACGCGATCAGCTTCACCCAGGCGATGACGCTGGATGCCTCCGGCAACCTTGCGGTTGGCACCAGCACAACCACAAACGCAAAAATTTTCTCTTATGTTAATGACGCTGCTCTCCCAAGTATGGGTGCTCGTCAAGACGGAGCGGGACCGATCCAGATTTGGCAGTCTGGTGGCGCTATTGAACGCGCCCGCATCACCAGCAGTGGTGATTTGTTGCTTGGAACTACGGATGGATCCCTAAGTTCTGGGGTGGGCTATAAGTTCGCCGTAGGCGGACAGTGGGGGGTGGTGATCAACCAAGCCACGACTTACAACTCTTTCCACTATTACAACGAAAACGCGATCAACAACGGCTTTCGTTTCTACGTTCAGTCGGACGGTGGTGTTGCCAACTACTCCGGCAACAACGTCAATCTCTCAGACGCCCGGGTCAAAACCGACATCAAACCTGCACCGTCTTACTGGAACTTGATTAAGGCGATTGAGATCGTCACGTTCAAATACAAGGACCAGGACCACAGCGGGGACACCATTGGTGTCATCGCGCAACAGGTTGAGCGGGTTGCGCCGGAGTTGGTGGACAACCGTGGGTTTGGCGAAACGCCAAAAGACGGAACCCCCCTGAAAGCGGTGTTCTCCAACGACATGTACCACGCCGCTATCGGGGCCCTGCAAGAGGCAATGCGGCGGATCGAAGCCCTTGAAGCCAAGGTTGCCGCATTGGAGGTGAAATGAACTTCGACAGCGCATTCCAACACGTACTCAAGCACGAGGGCGGGTACGTCCATCACCCCCTCGATCCGGGCGCGGCCACCAACATGGGCATCACCGAGGCGGTCGCTCGTCGCGTCGGCTACAAGGGCGCCATGCAAGACCTCCCGGTGGACCTCGCCAAGAGGATCTACCTCGAAGAGTACTGGAAGCCTGTCCGGGCCGATGAACTGCCCCCTACGGTGCGCTACGCGGTCTTCGACGCTGCGGTGAACTCTGGGGTGTGGCAGTCCATCCTGTGGCTCCAGCGGGCCCTTGGCGTGGCGGATGACGGCATTCTGGGCCCCCGCACACTGGCGGCTGCCAACGCGGCCAATCCTGACGCCCTGCGGGCGCGGCTCATCTCTCAGCGCCTGCGCTTCCTGACCAACCTCAACACCTTCGGCGCCTTCGGGCGCGGCTGGACCCGCCGCTGCTGCGACATCATGGAGATGTGATATGAACCCCTCCGCTGCCCTGTTCGGTGCCCTTTTGGTGGGCAGTGTTTCTGGCAGCGTCATGGGCGAGAGCCTAGGGCCCGTCGCAGAAGTCCGAGCGGGGGATGCCCGGGTTGAACTCCACCGAGAACCCGGCCCGTGCGTAGGCGAAGCCCGCTGGGCGTTGTACCTCCAAGACAAGATTCGCGTGCCGGGGTGCTGGCTTCTGGCCGGAGACTCTGTTCAAATTGCATGGCTCGACGGGAGCACATCCGTGATCCCGGCACGAGCGTTTCGCAAACCGGAGATCCTATGAACCCGACCATTGTCGCTGCCGTCATCCGGCATGTCCTCACCGCCGTGGGCGGTGGTCTCGCTGTCTCTTGGGGCATTGATGGTGCCACCTGGGAAGGCATCGTCGGCGCTATCGCTACTCTGGCTGGCCTGGGCTGGTCGGTTGTGGACAAGCGCAAGCGGGGGTAAGGCTGCTGCCATGCCGCTGAAAACGCTACAACTTCGTCCCGGAATCTTCCGTGAGAACACGCGCTACTCCGCAGAAGGCGGATGGTACGAGTGCGACAAAGTGCGTTTTCGCTCCGGGCAACCGGAGAAGATCGGCGGCTGGGAGCGCGTAGTCAATGACACCTTCTTGGGCGTCTGCCGTGCCCTATGGCCTTGGAACATCTACCTGGGCCTGGGCACGAACCTCAAATACTACGTCTACTACGGCGCGTATTACGACATCACGCCGGTAGATACCACCACGCTCGCCAACCCGTTTACTGCAACGCTCAACTCCGCCGTTATCACGGTATCCGACACATCGCACGGTCGCCTTGCGGGTGACTACGTTCAGTTCGACAATGTCACTGGACTCGGCGGGAACATGACCCAGACCGTGCTGGAGCTTGAATATCAGGTTGCTACGGTCATCAACGCCAACAGCTACACCATCAATGCGAGAGACCCCTCAACGGGGGCTCCGGTGTTGGCGAACGCCGCAGACGTGGCGGGTTCTCCTGGGGGTGGCGCAGCGGTTCTGGCCCAGTATCAGCCCAACATCGGCACGGACATCCAGTACCCCGGCCCTGGTATCGGCGGGGGTTGGGGCGGCAGCGGCTGGGGCAGCGGTGTGTGGGGCGGCGCGGTGCCCTTCGTGCCCACCCAGATCGGCCTGTGGAACCACTCCAACTTCGGTGAAGACCTGATCTACGGCCCCAAGGGCGGCGGGATCTACTACTGGGACTCGTCAGCGGGTTTAACCACCCGTGGGGTGAACATCTCCACCCTGCCCGGGGCCAGCGACACGCCCTCCAAGGCGCTCTTCCGCCTCGTCTCCGACGCTTCCCGCTTCGTCCTCGCCTTCGGCACGACGGACTACGGCTCCACCGATCTGAACCCCATGCTGATCCGCTGGTCGGATCAGGAGAGTGCGGCCAACTGGACCCCTGCCGCCACTACGCAGGCTGGCAGTCTGACACTGTCCCGGGGCTCAGAGATCATGGCGGTGGCTCAGACGCGCCAGGAGATCCTGGTCTGGACTGACACCGCGCTTTACTCCCTGCAGTACCTCGGCCCGCCCATCGTCTGGGGTTCGCAGATCCTTGCGGACAACGTCACCATCGTCTCTGACCGTGCCTGGGCGGTGGCCGCAGGCGTCGTGTATTGGATGGGCGACGAGAAGTTCTACGTGTTCGACGGGCGCACCAGCACGCTGCAGTGCGACATCCGCAAGTTCATCTTCGACGACTTCAATAGCAATCAGAACCTCCAGGTCTTTGCCTCCACCGTGGAGCAGTTCAGTGAGGTGTGGTGGTTCTACTGCTCCGCCAACTCCACCACGGTTGACCGCTATGCGGTGTACAACTACGCAGACAGAGTCTGGCACTACGGCACCTTGGCCCGAACTGCTTGGATGGACGCCAGCGTGTTCTCGAACCTCCCGGTGGCTGCGGACTACAACAATCGCCTGCTGTACCATGAGAAGGGCTGTGACGACGGGTCGGTGAATCCTCCAGTGGCGATCGAGTCATATATCACCTCTTCCGAGTTTGACATCGACGACGGGCACAATTTCGGTTTCGTTACCCGCGTGCTACCTGATGTGACCTTTGCGGGGTCTACTACGGCGGTCGAAAACCAGTCCCTGACCATGGCGCTCCTACCCCTGCAGAACTCGGGCTCTGGTTACACGCGGGGGGTCAGCAACGTGGCGCCTTCGGCCAATATGTCGGTGGCACTCAACAACGAGCGTACCGTGCAGCGCGATGCCAACAACGGCGTCGAGCGGTTTTCAGGAACCATCACGCCCTACCAGGGCAACCTGTACATCCGCGTGCGTGGCAGGCAGATGGCAGTCAAGGCGCGTTCAAACGCGCTGGGCGTCCAGTGGCAGTTGGGGAAGTTCCGAATCGACCTCCGACCTGACGGGAGAAAGAGTTGAGCTTCTTCCGCCCGCTCAACAAGCCTACCAACCCGGCGCTACCTCCAGCGACGCGGGACTACTCAACGCTGTACCACGACAAGTTCAACAGCATTTTGCGGTTGTTCTTCAACCAGATCCAGAACGTTTTCGACAACCTGCTCGGTCCCAACGGTGGGCAATACATCGACTGCCCGAATGGCGTGTTCTTCAACACCCAGGACCAAGTTTATGCGGCCGACGACACGGCATATGCGATTGAGTTCGACAGCACGTATCTGAGCAACGGGGTGGCGCTGCGCCCGGGTAGTAGCTCCCAAATCGGAGTGTCTGTCAACGGCGTGTACAACTTCCAGTATACAGGGCAAGTTTACACCACCACAGGCAGCAAGGTAGAGGTAGCGGTGTGGATCGCTCGTGGGGGGTCCGATATTTCGTATTCCACGCGAATCAACACCGTCCAGTCAAACAATCACTACTTTGAAGTTCTTTGGAACTTCGACATCGACCTTGCGGCTGGTGAATACGTCGAACTCAAAACCTCCATTGACGCCCACGCACCCGACGTAAAGCTTGACGCTTTTGCTGCAGTGGCTCCTTACCCAGCGGGAGCTTCGTCAGTATTGACGGTCAATTTCATCGCGCCGTTGCCCGACCCGCGCCCAGCACTTCCGTGAGATAAACCATGAGACAGACACAAGATCAGTTCGGCCACACTTACCAAGTGGATGACGGAACAGGTGATGTCTACACGCTCTTTTCCGATGAGGGCGGGAGCTACTGGAACTGGGCCGGGAACTATTCGAGGCATTCGGTCTTCGATTTTTTGAGGCCGCCTGCGCCTCCCCCGCCGCCTGCGATGCCAATGTCGAGTTCTGCCCCTGCCCCTGCCGCTGACCCTGCCGTACCTGCCCCTGCCCCTGCCCC